CAATTCTGTCAGCGACTGCCCCTGCGCAGACAGGGTGTCTCCATGCGCTGCCACTTCGTTGCCCAAGCTCTGGACGGCCGAGGCGTCGGCCTTGCTGTCGACCCTGCCAGTGAGCGAGGTCAGGGCCTGGCTCTGCGACGTGAGCTGCTGATCTTGTGCCGCGTCCTTTTGTTCGGTGGCTGTGACGCGATTACTGACCTGCTGCAACGACTGAGAACTGGCCTTGCCGTCGATGCTGGTCTGCATCCCATCCATTCGCGAAGCCTGGGACGACAGTTTTCCCTCGGCATCACTGACGCGGGTCGATAGGTTGCTGACCACCGTCGCATCGGCCTTCAAGGCGACCTGCGACAGCGCAGACTGGGCGGCCGCGGCTGCATCGGTTGCCACCTTATCGGTCACAGCTACCCATGCAGAGCCGTTCCAGCGTTTCGGGGTGTTGGCATTGCCCGTGGTGTCGATCCACAAGTTCTGCGCCAGGCGGTCCGCGACAGCAGGCGCTGCCGATTGCACGATGACCTTCCCTTTCCCGCCCGCCAACGTGGCCGCGTCCTGTGCAGCCTGCTGGGCCGCAGAGACGTTGCCGTTGGTGGTGGTCAAGCTCGACTGCAGACCAGTGATTTGCTGGGCCTGTGCCGAGGTGGTGCCCTCCAAGGATTCAACCTTGGTTTCCACCGTCTGCACCCGAGCGGCGGTGCCGGCAGCAGTAACAACCGCCTGGCCAACATCGGTCCAGCAGGTAGCGTTCGGCGGTGGCGTGTTCAGCGGTACCGCCTTCGAGGCCTGGTATAGCTTGCCGTCGGCGCCCAAAGCGCTCTGGCCAACACTGTAGGCTTTGTCCTTGCGGTACGGAAGCGAGCCGGCCAGCGCCGATACGTTCGCGATTTGCTGTTGCAAGTCGGTCTTGGCAGCCGCAACGTCGGCACTGACAGCAGTGATCTGCTGCTCCAGATTGCCCTTGGTGGTGGCCAGTGCGTTGTTGGCCTCGCTGATCTGCTGAGCCAGCTCGGTCTTGGCGGCACCCACTCGCTCGTTCACCGAGCCAGGGCCGTTGCCATCGATAAGGTCGATCTTCTCGGTGAGCTGCTGACCCAGGTGGCTTTCGAGGATCTCGCCCTTGATGACCTCGAGCATCTGCGTGGGGTCATCTGATGTTGCGGCAGGCACGTACAGGAAATCGCTCTTCCCGTAGGCATTGGCCGAACGCACATAGTAGAAGTACTGCTTGGCAAATGCCAATCCCGTGTGGGTGAAGGTCAGCCCCTGCCCCAAGTACACGGCATCAGCGATGGGCGCCTGGGGATTTGTCGCATGGAAGTACTCATAGGTCCCGCCGTTCAGGCTGTTCTGCCGGTTGACCGGTACCAGGGTAATGCTGTCCACCGAGGCGAAGTAATCGCAACTCTCTGGCACGGGCGGGCCGCCCACGTTCACGTTAATGCTCGCCTCGCCCGAGCGCGTGCCGGGGCCGAAGGCAATGACGCTCATGGCGTAGGTGCCAGAGGCCAGGCCATTGATGTTGCAGCTTGCGGCCTCCCCGCCCACCTTGAGCGACTGGACGACCTCAGCGCCCTTGCGGATCGTCACCGTGTAGCTCAGCACGGTCTGCGCCGGGGGCACCCAGCTGAGAACGCCTTGGATGATCTCGGCCACGCTGTTGGGCGTCCAGGCCAGGCCGGTGACAGCAGCCAGGCCGCCCACGGGCAGGTTGATGAACCCCAGCGGGTCGTAGGGCTGGCCCACAGCATCATCAAAGATGGCCTGCTCGTAGGGCTTGAGGGTCACTTTGCAGGCATCGGCCGCGCCCATGGTCCACTCCGTGACCATGAACTCGCCCAGGATGTTCAGCGAAGGCAGATCGACCTTGACTGCACGCCCCGGCCGGCAGTTGTAGCCGTTGAAGTTCAATGGCATGGATACAGAGCCGCCGGAGCGCCGGCGTCGTAGGCTGATGTTTGCGAGCCGCTGCGCCAGGTAGGCGTCAGTCACATAGGCAAACGACTGCGACTCAGCGAGCTCGCCACCGTCTGCGGTGATCCAGTCCTGAATCGCGACCTCCGGATAGTCGGTCTCTGCCCAGGCCTGAGCAGGATCAACAAAGGTCCCGCGCATGGTGTTGATGGCATCGCTGTTGCTGACCTCGGTCGTACCTTCAACAGTGCCAATCACCATGTCTTCGTTGATGGTGAAGTCGGCTGGCCCGTAGTAGGCGCCCACCTGAAGCGACCAGCGCCCGCCAACCCGGATCAGCGTTCCCGCGCAGGCCGACAGCAGGTTATCCAGGACGGTATTGCGCTTTTCATCTGCGCCAATGACGGCGCCGGCGAAGTAACGGGGCGACATCTTGCCATCCGGACCGATGACGGCCTCATCACTGACGTTGGCCGCACTGGCGAAGGACTGAAAGATGATCTCGTCGTCAGGAATGCCGCAGCGGTTGCGCAGGTACCAGAGGATCAGCAACGCTGTGTTGGCCGAGTAGCCGGAATTCCCGTTGCGGGGGTCATAAATGTCGCTGCGCCCACGGACCACGAAACGCACATCCGGGATGCCCGACGGAAACTTCTCGGCGTCATACTTGAACGACAACCGAACAAACGACAGGCCCCGGCCGATCTGCTCTTGGCGCCAGTCTGGGCAGTTTGCCAGGAGGAATGCGTTCACCTGGGTCGGATCAATGATCACCTCGGACGTGGCATTCTCCCCCAGGTCAGACAGCGGACGCTCATCCACGTAGATCTCATCGACACCCGCGATGGCGCCCTCGGACAGCACGTAGACGATGTGAATCCACTCTCCACTGGTCTGGTCGCCAGACTGTTCCTGAACCCAGGCGAGCACGCCGCCGGTGCTGGCCCGACCGAGAATGAAGCGAACCGGGGCCTTGGAGGAGCGAACGGTCTGAGAGCTTGGCTCTGAGCTTGGGGCGCCAGAAATCTTGGCGGCACCGGTCAGGCCCGCAAAGACTCCTTGCACGCCGCCAAAAACATCCTTGAACGCGCCCACCGGGTCGTACATCGCCTTGATCGGCGCAGTGACGAGCTTGACGACTGACTTGATTGATTTGCCCACTATTCAACTCTCCAGGCCACCAAGGGCTCACAATCAACGGCTGCAGCACCAGACTCAGTGGCCGCCCAATACCGGCCACTCCAGAGCACTGCCACGCACTTCCCCGACGCGCCCTCGAAGCTGACGATGTCGCCGCGCTGGGCGAACTGCACATCAACCCTTTCGAAGTAGGTATCGAGCACCGCCTCGACTGAGCCGTGCGTCGACGCCATCACGCGCTTGGCACCGATCTGCGTCTTGTATCGCCCGCGGTATTCCTTCGCCGGATCAACACCGCAGATAGCCGCCGCGCAATCAGCGACAAACAGGCAGCAGTCAAATTCGCCCCACAAAAAAGGCCGCTCGAAAGCGGCCTGAATGGTCTCGTGTAGCCTCGTGGGCCAGTCTCGATTGCGCATGACGTTTACTCGTAGGTGAAGGACGGCGCGTCTTTCTTGGCGCCCCAGTAGATGGGCCATTCGGCCATCTGCGCGACGGCATAGAAGAAGCGGTCGCCGTCATGACGGGCGCGGTGGTTCTCGTCCGTCCAGCGCTCTGTGCCAACCCGGTTCCACTCGGCCATCCGGTCGATGATGGTGACCGTGATCGTGCTGTCGCCCGTCGAGCCGCCGTAGGACAGCTTGGCCGCGTCCATACGGCCGCTGAACAGGATGTCGGCCGCGTAATTCCCGGCCTCGTCATAGACGACGAACATCAGGCGGGCCGACCGGCCTCGGCAGCCTGCGACCGAGGTCTGGGAAAGAATGTAGCTGTCCAGGCCATTGAGCGTCAGATCGATCGAGAGGGAGGAGCCTGACTCAGCGCTCTCACTGGCTGCGCCCACCTCTCCGAAAGTGCCTACGCCGTCATAGGCGTAGCCGTTGATGATCAGTTGACCAGTACCTGTGTGCGCCCTAACCATGCCGTCCGCGAAATCCAGCTCGCAAGCGAACACCGGCGTAAAGTTACCGGCAGCAATGATGCTCAGCACTGACGGGGAAAATGGGAAAACGGCAGCCATTAGAAGGCCTCCCGGCATTCGATGGTCAGTTCAGCCACTACGGGCCTGACCGAAAGGGTGTAACTGTCCTCGGACAGCCGCATGATCGAGTAAGGGTTGCGATACTCAACCGGGGTCCCGGAAACCAGAGCCGCCCGCAAGCGCCTGTTGAGGGGCAATACAGCCACCCCCTGGCCGTCCGAAACCACATCCTCCACCACCTCATGCATCACGCCATCAATGGTGATGTAGTCGCCCTGGCTAAAGACCTTCCGGTTTACCGGCACAGCCCCCAGCGTAATGTGGGAAGCCATTGCGAGGCCGCCCAGCACCACGGGAGCGCCGATGTTGTCAGTGCGCCGACGGGTGAACGCGGGCAGTTTGAACGTGCCGAAGCGGCCCTGCAGGCGCCCCATGAAGGCAGTCACTATTCGGTCACGGTCTCGGGTCAACGGGGGTAGCGAAAGCGAGCACCTCCAGTACGAGCCCGGGTAACCCACGATCTGCTGGCTGTTGTTCAGCGAGGAGGTAAAGTCTCGGTTGTTGTAAACCATGCCCCAGTTCATCTGCGCCGGGCATACCTCGGTTGGCCATTCGATCGCCATTTTTCCACCTTGCGTTATTGCAGCAGATTCACTGCGCCGCTACTCAATGTCGGCGGCCTGATTCCAGAGCTCCCGAAGCTGCCCGCCAGGGCTGCCCATCTTCCCAACATTGTCGGCGATCTCTTTACTGAACCGTTGCTCGAGACTCCTGATGGTTACCGCAATATCCGCACTAATAGGCCCTTCATGCTGAATGACCGCCACTGCGCGCCCAAGCAGCGAGCCAGCCAGTTCGGCCCGACTCCTGACTTCCTGCATTGGGGTATCCCCATCAATCTTCCCCATAAAAAACTCTGCAAATAGATCGGAAAGTTTGCCCGCCAGATCTTCCTTGTCCCAGTCGATTTTCATTGGTTCTCCTTAGAGTTTCTTGCGGATGCTTTGCATCATTGGACCGTTACGATTGATGTCATGTTGGAATGATTTAGCCACCCTCATCCCCATTTGTTCAATCATGGCAACCGTTTGAGGGCTCACATCGCCGTTCACGTTGAAGACTTGGTTAACAGTCACAGGCCGCCCTCCACCATCAGACTGCTGGCCTTCTGTGCGACCCTTACTGCCCTTGGTCACTGACAAGTTCTCGCTGGCGAATGAGACCCGCTCATTCGAGTTGATCGCCTCCAGCAGAGCGCGGTTTCGCTTGGTCGCCGCAGCATTCACCACGAATTCGCCGTCACTCAGGCGGGCCATGATGCTGTCCGAAGTGCCGGTGCCGGCGCCGGACACATAGCCGCCGGTGGCGAAACCCGGTATCACAGCCAGGCTGGTGGCCAGGGCCGTGGTCGAAGTCAGCGCTGCCGCAGCAGGCACGGAGTTGGCGCCCAGCGTTGCCAGGGATGCCATCGCCGCCGCTGGTGCCCAGGCCGTGGCTGTGGTTCCAGCCAGGATCATGCTCTGGCCGGCCGCAGCGGTGCCGAGAGTGGCGTTCAGCGCAGCATTCAGCGCCATCTGCACGCCCATCTTCACGAAACCGGCGATGATCTCGCGCACCACGTTCGAAGCGATATCGCCAAGCGTGCTCATGGACAGCTGCCCGCTCATGATCGCGTCGGTGATATCGGTCGAGATGGTGTTGAATGCGTTGGAGAAGATCGACTGCGTTTGCCCGGCAATGTCGCGCGCCTGGTTACCGAAGTTCTGCACGGCAGCCGTCCACCCGTTGATCGGGTTGAGCATGGCCTGGTCCATCATCGCCCAACCGTTTTGCATCTCAGCTATGCGCTGAGGCAGGTACTCACGCTGTAGGTCGATCTGCCTTTGGATGGCCTGTTTTTCTCTTTCTGATTCAGTCCGATCCCTCTCGGTCATCAGATTCTGAATCGTGGTGTTCGTGTCGCGGACCAGCTGAATCTGACTTCTTGCTCGCTCCGCTTGCAGGTCGCCCGTTCCGACAGCTGCGGCATTGACCCTATTTTCTTCACGATCAGTTTGCAGTTGCCGCTCCAGTTGCGCCCGATATTGCTCGGCAGCCGTCAGGCCCTTGGCACCTTTTATGGCAGCAGCGTAGTTGATCGACGCCTGGGCCAGCGCCTTGCTGTACTCCTCCTGGGTGATCTTGCCCTTGCTCAGCGCCAGATCGAGTTGGCTCTGTTCCTTGGTCAACGCCCGGGCGGCCTGGGCTGCTGGGTCGTACTGGCCATACAGGCGCGCGAAGGTGTTTTCCGCCTCGGCCACGCCACGGTTGACGTTCTTCGGAGCGTTCTTCTTCGCCTCGCGGGCTTTGATGTCCGCGATTTCCTGCTCGATGTTCTTGCGGGCGGTGGCGTACTTGGCCTCTTCTGCAGCAGTGAATACGCCAGCTGCAACAGCTTTTGCCTTTGCCTTGTCGAGGTCTGTTAGATCTTTATTCAGGCGCTGCGTTTGTGTCAGCGCACTCTTGTAGGAGGAATCCAGCGCTTCCAGCCCCTTCCGGCCTTCCTCCTGGATGCGCCGCCGTTTCTCCTCCTCCTCCAACGTCTTTCGGTTGAGGTCGAGAATCTCTTTTTTCTGAGCGATCTCTTTTTCAATCTCGGCTATTCGAGACCTGGTGGTGTCATCTTCGTAGCCTGTATCAAGAAGACTTGTACGGTAGGCGAGCTCTTGCTGGAGTCGTGTAATAGCCGACTGCTCACTCTCAGCGCTCTTGCGGCCGATACTGGCAAAGGCGTCAAGGACCTCATTTGTCGCGTCCTTGATATTGAGCCATCCTCGCTCAATCACGCCAAGGTTTTCGCGGATCTTGGAGGTGCGCTGCCCCATCGCCTCGGCGTATGTGCGCTCCGCCAAGTCGGCAGCAGCCACGGCGTTGCCCTGATCCGACAGGGCCTTGATTTGGGCATACACCGACGCGGTCAGGAATCGGTATTTCTCGTCAAGTTCGACAATACCCTTGACCGGATCCTTGCCAAGCTTGATGAACTCGGCGACCGTTTCTTCTATGGCCTTTCCAGTGACTCGCTGCATCTCGACAGCAGTGGTCGTGATCAGCTTAAAATTCCCAGTAGTGTTTTCGCCGGCGGCGGTCAATTGCGCCAAGGCTCCAGCAGCCTGGCCAAACGTCCCTGTCACCTGGTCGGCTGATTCGGCCAAGCTGATCAGCTGTGCCTCGGAGGCCTTAGAAAAGTTGCCTGTCAGAATCAAGCTGTTGCGCAGGGCATCAGACTGCTCAGATCCCTTGTAATAGGCCACTGCCAGAGCACCAGCTGCTGCCGCAGCAACGGTGAACGGGTTAACCAGGCCAAGGATATATCCGCCCAAGGCCTTAGCGGCAGGAGCGACCCCGCCGAACATGTCTTTAAGTTGTCCGCCCTGCTGCAGGAGAACTGTCAGCGGGGCCTGGCCGCCCTGGAGGCTAACAGCGATGTCGGTGAACTGCGCAGGGACGCCGCGTAGCGCAGCTTGGTAGGCTTTGGCTGACATTCCCGCCTTGTTCATACCCTCGGCAGTGTCGCCTAGAGCATCGCGCATCGTGTTGATACGCTGCGTGTACTCGACGAATGTATCGCTCTCGACGATTCCAGCCTTCTTGAACTTGGCCAGCTTCTCCTGCATGTCGTCAAGACGACCGAGCGCTGCAACCGTCGGGTTGATCTGACCCAGCAGCTGGGAAAGCTCCTTGCGCTGATCGTCAAGGCTGCTGCTCACGCCATCAGCAGATGCAGCTGCCGCATCGCCAGCGCGCTCCATGCGCTCAAGAGACCCGGTTAGATCGTCCGCATTGCGCTTTGCGCCCCGCGAGTCGATTGTTACCGCCAGGCGGGATTCCTGCGCCATACCTTTCTCCGGGGATTAAAAAACCCGCCGGAGCGGGTTCTGTCATTTCATTGGCTCGATGATGTTCGTGTAACACTCGGCGTAGGCCGCGTTTCTGAAGTCAGACACGAGCTTTTTCTTACCGGCAGAGCTGTTCGCGACAGGTGCGGTGTACGCCTTTACCACCATGGCGTCAGAGAATTTGCTTTGGTCGCCAACGGATGACATGGCGTCCTCAAGTAGCTCGCCGTTCTGGCGCGCCTCCATTGCTTTGCCAGCCATGGCAGATATTTTCTTGCAGGTCTCTTCGCCGCTTGCGGCAAAGGCTGAAACAGGTAGGCAGATAAAGGCGGCGATCAATAGCGTTCGACTCATGGCTTCCTCCATAAAGATGGCCAGAATCTAACACACGTACCAACCCATCAGCGCTTCCTTGGCCTTCCCTTTCCTTCGGATTCAGCCTGCGCTTTCTCCTGCTGCTCATCCCACCGCTTCCGGAACTCGTCGTCCAGGGCGAAGATGGCGGTGTCGAACTCTTCGCGGCATATCACCGAGGGGTAGCGGTCCAGGTATTCGGTTATCGCAGATGGTGCGATCGGGGCCGGCGCGCCCATCATTCCGACGTACTGCCGGGACCGACCGATATGCCCATATGCCTCCAGGATCTCCGCGACCACATCGTCGATCTCGGGCGGTTCCTGGGCGCCCAGCCCGAGGCGCTCATGCTTCCAGCGCTTTTTCTCGTTCTCCGGCCCGGCCCAATCCCTCCCCCAGCGATATGCCGCTACTGCTTTTCCGCAGTGGCCTGGGCCTGCTCCTCGATGCGCCTGGCGATGTCCAGGGCAGTGCGCAGGGCCAGGAAGTAGAGGCTGGGCATCTGCTCGATCAGCGCCTTGCACAGCTGCGGGGTGTACTTGGCTGGCTCGCCCGGGCGCTCTTCGACATCGATGCCCTGCCAGTCCTTGATCAGATGCTTGGCGGCCAGGTCGATGAACAGGTCGTCGTCGGTTTCGAGCTCAACATCGGGGATGGAATCGACGGTGAAGCCAGCGGTGCCAACCCCGGCCTGCTGGTTCAGCGCAGCGAGGTGCCGGCGGATCACGGCCTGATGCGACTTATAGATCGGGTTGGCGATGGACGCGACCAGGATCGCGGCAGTGTCCGGACCCTTCTCGCATTTCACGGCCAGGCCACCAGGACCGACCTTGAAGTGCACCCAGCGCTCGCCGTTGATGTCCAGCTCAGGCTTCTTTGCAATGGTGATGCCCATGGTATTCCTCTGCGGTAAAAGGCCCGACGCGCACCGCAGGGCGCGCCAGGCAAAGGGTTAAGCGGTGACGGTGACAGCGCAGGTGTCGGTCTTGGTGCCGTCTGCGGCGCTGGTCGCGGTGATGGTGGCGGTACCGGCAGCCAGGCCGGTTACCAGGCCGGTGGCGCTCACGCTGGCGATCGCCGGGGCCGAAGAGGTCCAGGTGACCAGCTGGCTTGCGCCTACCGGGGTGACCACGGCTTCGAGGTCTGCAGTTTCGTCCACCGCCAGGCTCAGGGTGGCCGGGGTTACTTCCACCGCAGCAACGACGATGGGCGCCGGCAGGCGAGTAATGGTCGGCGGCACGCGGCGGGCGGTGTAGTTCAGTTCCACCTGGACAATGTCGGTGGCCCCACCGTCCGGCCAGTCGCCGCTGACTTCCATCTCGGGAATGAGGAAGGTGTAGCCGCCATCTGCGTTGCTCAGGGTGAACTCGAAGCTGAGCGAGTCGCCGGTCTGCTGCGCCTTCCAGTACTGGTAGGCGGTCTTGGACCAGCTCAGGGTGATCGAGCCGCCAGGCACGAAGGTGGTCTGGATGATGTTGCCGGCGAACGCATTGCCGTTGCCGATGCAGCGCTGGGTCTGCGAGTTGTTGGCGAACTGCAGGTTGAAGGTGTCAACGCACGCGTTGTCGTCACCCAGTTGCACGCCGTTGATCTTCAGCCCGGTCACATCCTTGAAGCCGTAGCGCCGCTGGCTGGCCTCGGGCGCAGGGCTGACGATGAAGGAAGTGTTGTCGGCCTTGTCCTGCCACGAGGTGGCCATGAACGTGGTGGTAACGCTGATCTCGTTGTCGTTCGGGACCTCGATGTTGATCGTGTCAACCTGGGCGCCGCGGGCGATGCCAGCGATACCGACGTCCGCGTCATAGGCGGCGATGGAGAACGAGATGCGCTCGTTACCCATGGTCAGGGTATTACCGGACCAGTTCGCGCCGAAGCAGGAGGCCAGGAACTCGTCCAGAGCCCCGTAGCGAAACTTGGTCTCGATGTCGCCGCCGACATCCACGGTCGTCTGTGCAGTGCCCTGCGACATCCGGCTTTCGCCGATCTCGTTGTTCTCTTCGGTGTTGTAGGTAGGAACCAGGCCGAAGCTGACGCGGGTCAGTACGTTCCATGGGCCCGGCGGGGTTACCCCCGGGGTGACTTCGCGAATCCACGCGGTAGAGCGCTTTGCACCACTGGACATGGGGTGTATCTCCTATCGATAGGCGTAAAAAAACCGCCATGTGGCGGTGCATTGGTTGGGCTTGGATCAGGCCGCGTCGAGCCCAAGGGTCATTTGCAACTGGTCGCGCCAGTATTCGACCTGGTGCTCGAGCCCTGGCTTCTTGTTGCGCCAGCGGGCCAGCTCACGACCGCTCAGGCTTGCAACGGCCTTCGCGTCGTCAAGGGCACGGCAGGCGCGGTCAAATTGCTGCTTCTCGTTCAGCTCTCCGCGCAGCAATGCATCAATGTGCAGGTCGGCCCATACGGCGAAGTCATCGTCGAGCCAGCGAGCGAACGCAACGGCCAGCTTTGGATGGAGCCAGGTACCCTGCCCCTTGCCGCCCTTAACTGCCTCGACAAGACCGAAGTGAGATTTTCCCACTTCGGTGTCCAGGCCCAATGCTCTCGCAAGAGCCTTGAGGTAGCTGATGCTTGCGGGCAGGCGAAGCCAATCGACCGGGCGCTTGCCGAAGCGCTTGGCTACGTCCGTGGCGTTGATCCACCCGTCGCTGTTGAAACGCACGGCTTTGCCTTGGTAGTGAAACGGAATGACGTTGCTCTCGATCATCTGTGACACCTCGTTCATCAGGCGAATAGAAACGCAGCCGGGGCGGACGGATGAACGAACATCCACCGTTCGGCTGTACGGGCCTAGGCTGCGTGTTTGGTTGCCTTTCGGCAGAAATTGGCGGGCTCAGTAAGCCCGGTATGGCACGCGGACGTTTACCTGGTACCAGCCGTGACCGTCATCGCCTACGCCCTGCGGGGACGCCTCGAAGAAGTCGAAAGGCCCTTCTGGTGCGCTGTAGTACTGGAACTGGGTGACCAGCGTGTCTACGGCTCGGGTGATGGCTAGGGTGCCGCTGTAGCTGGGCACGAACAGCTGGATGACAACGATTCCGGTCTGGCGCACGCATGGGCCGATGCCTACCTCAGGTGTGCTGCTCAGGCCGGGGATGTCCGCCAGGCGCGCCCAGATGCTGCGGCCGGCAGGATCAAATGGCTTTGGCGGGTTCGGGTAATCCACTGCATCAGCTGGGATCCCGGTCCATTGCGCCATGCGCCCGATGACAATGGCGCGGATCTGTTCGAAGGTCATGAATAGGCCTGCGAGACGCCATTGAACGACACCGCATAGACGCCGCCAGGCGCCTGGGTCGAATGGCCGTCCTCTAGTTTCTCGGCATAGGGCAGGTTCGTCTGGATGTAGATAACCGTGAAAGGCTCAAGGCCTGACAACTGGCGCTGCCCTTCTGCGATCGTTTCCGATCCAACCTTGTCGATCTTGGTCGTCTGGGTGTAGACAGGCGCCCCGATACTGACGATGTGACTACCCCTGAATCTTCCTCCCGAGTAGCCTGGCGGTGGCGGGCTCTTCCAGAGATCAGGATTGCCCACAGGCGAACGCAGAACGATCTCCCCAAGCATCGCCATGGCTATCGCCCTGGATCGCTGTGTCAGCGCATCCTCAACCACACCGGCAAATGCACTTGGCGGCGTGCTCCATCCTCTCCCCTTGGCCATTGGTCACTTCCTCAGCTGGATCTCGTAGTGCGCCTTGGCAGGATCGATGCCTGGGCTGACGATGCGGTACGTGACTTGCTGACCGGTGAGCAGGTCGTCGACCGTGATCTGGTGCCCAACTGCCGGCCTATCCGTGACCTCATTGGCCAGGCAGATCAGCAATACGTCACCCACCAGGATGTTCAGGCCGTAGATGCGGCGGGTGTCGTAGCTGTCGAGCACACCGCGCCCGGTGTAGGTCACTGGCTGCGCCGTGGTGGTCTCGTTTACCGGGTCCCAGACGCCGGGCCCCATGTAGGTACCGGTGAACGTCGATACCGCGTCGGCCAGGTCTTCGCCGAAGGCCTCGGCCAGGTCTGCCTGGATTTCGTCGCGGAGCCCCATGGCTATCCCCTTTTCACAGCAAAGGCGAACGGATTGCTGCGCCATGGAGTCAGCAGGGCCAGTGCCAGCTGTACACAGGCTGGCTGGGCTACAGTACTGGTCTTGTCGATCGAGCCGAAGGTCTTGCTGGTCGATACCGATCCGGCCTTTACCGTCTTCGCCTCGAGCGAGCCCTCGGTCTGCTGCTGGTACAGTTTGCCCTGGGAGGCGCACTTGGCCAGTCTGGCGCCCGCCTGTTTCACATCGTCAGGGATGTTGTCCATGTCGATGCCAACCAGGTTGAGCGACGTGATGTAGGAGTTGGCTTCAAATACCGCCTCGTCCTTGAGTTCTGTAGCTGCCCAGGCGGCGCCGAGGATGCTATCCACGTCGACCACGGAGATGTAGGTAGCCATCAGGCCTCCGCACGAATGAGAGGGGCCGCAGCCCCAGGATTACTGCTTGTCGAGCTCGGCGACCTGCTTCTGCAGCGCCTCTTTCGAAGCGTTGGCTCTGTAGGAGACGCCCGCTTGATCCAGCTTGGCCTTCAGCGCCTCGACCTCGGGGTCAGCGCTTGCCGCCTTGAGGGATTCGATTTGCTTGAGCAGTTCGGCATTCTGCTTCAGCAGGTCTGCCTTCTCCTGCTCCAGGCCGGAAACCTTCTGAGCTTCGCCGTCGCGCTCACGCTGCAGGCTGACGATGCCAGCATTGACCGCATCCAGCACCTGGAAGAGCCGGCCAGCGGTCTCGCCAAGTTCCCCCTCAGGACGCTCCAGGCTCCGCGATGCGAAGGACTCGACGATCACGCCTACCATGGCCAGCTCGGCGACCAGGCGCTCAAAAGCCGCAGAGTCCGGGCCTACAACCACAGCAGCACGCTTCAGCGCCTCAACCACGGTAACCTCGACACCTACCGCTTCATAGGCCTCCACTACCTTCGGCCAGTCGCCAATCACGACAACTTCCTCGACGCCATCTTCGGCGTGCTGGAAGTGCAGCGGATTGCGGTAGCGCTTGCCCGGGTCGAAGCCGCTCCGTTGGGTTGTATAAATCAGTTCCATCGAATGTCTCCAGGGCAGGCCCTAAGGGCCCGCCTTTGCAGTGAGCCGATTACGGCGCGGACAGGTCGATCAGGACGCCAGCGGTAGCCTTGTTGCTGGTGGCGTACTTGTTCCAGTTGGCAGCAGCGCCAACCGCGGCCAGGTTCGGGTTGACCCCACCAGTCGAGTCCTTCCAGCTGTAACCCATGACGTCCAGGTTGAAAGTGCCCTCAGCACGGAAGCCGATCGCCAAGTTCTCCTGGTTGTCGATGTTGTACGAGCGGAAGCCCGGTGCCTGGGACTCGGTGACCTTCACGGCACCGGACTGCAGGCCGAAGATGGTTTCTGCTGGCATCGAGTCGGCCACCAGCACTGGCTTACCCATCGTGCCCGGCTGGCCGCCGTAGATGACGACCCCCGCTTCTTCGTAGATCTTTTCGGTGATCGCCTGATCGACCATGTCGAAGTAGGTGGCCGAGTCCATGGTCCACAGGGCGATACGGCCGAATCGGTCGCCGAACTTGCGCATGCCCTTGGTGAGCGCCTTCTTGCCGTCGGTCGCGAAGCTGGCAGCAGCTACCATGTCGGCATTGGAGCCAATGGACGCCATCAAGGCGGCCATGGCGTACTGCACGTAACCTTCCAGCACCGCGTCGGCATAGTCCTGGCCGAGCAGCTCGGAGAACTCCTCCGGAGAGCGGGCACGGCGCTTGAACGCCTCCTCGGTGGTCTCGTACGGGCCGTACTTGAACGGCACTTTCACGCCAACCATCTCAGCAGCGCCGATCTTTTTGCCAGTCACTGTCGAGCTGGAGTTCACATCACGGTGTTCCATGGCGCCGCCGATCTTGTAGAACGAGCGTTTACGCAGGTCGCCTTCGATCAGTTCGTTGTCGAAGATGATGGCGCCATTCGACGATGCGTTGAACACGTCGATGACATCCTGGATACGCTCCAGGTAGGCGGTTTGGGCCAGATCGTTGTAGATGATCAGGTCCGAGTTAACGGTGGTCGCCATGGGCTACTCCCTATTTTGGCAATTTGAGGAAAGCGTCCTGCCCATGCGCCTGGATGTACTCGCGCTTGGCCACGGGGGACATTTCGGATCGTTTCAGGCCGGCCCCGCCGCCTTTTTGGTGTCCGCCGGCCCCGCCGCCAGATGCCTTGCTGCCAGCGATCAGCGGGCCAAAGGCCGGATCGTTGGTGAATTCTGCTTTCAGCTCGTCCAGCGTTGCCGCCGAGAGCTTGCCGGCGGCGTCCAGCACGACAACGGTGGGTTTACCGTCGCGCTGCTCGACGCTCAGTCGGCGTTCGATATGGGGAAGCAATGCCTTGGCGCTGCCAGGAACGGCCAGGGCGGTCGCGATCTCGGTAGCGGTGCGGCCCACGGTCAGATCCCGGATCTGGGCTTGCAGGGTTGCACGCTCGCTTTCGAGGGTGTCGGTCAGCTCAGCTTCGCGGCGGTTGTACTTCTCGGACCAGGACTTCTCGAGCTCCTCGACGTTGCCCGACTTGCGGGCAGCCTCTTCGGCCTCGGCACGCGCCTTTTCTTCGGCCTCACGGCGGGCTTTCTCGGCAGCCTTCTTCTCTCCCAAGAGCTCCTCCACCTTGGCCTTCAGGCCGGTGACATCCTCTTGCTGCGGCAGCCCCTCGATGCCCAGGACGAACTTGCCGTCCTTCTCGACGTACAGGGCTGCTACCGACTCTTCGACGCCTTCGAGGCTGTCCAGTTGGAATTTCAAGGTCATTGCTGTCTCCCAGAGACGTTGAGCAGGCCCTGCCTGCGGATACAAAAAAGCCCCGGCTCAGCCAGGGCTTGGAATTGCGCGCCACGAAACGTAGGCGCTGTGTTTTGTGGCGCGGATCAGTTAAGACCTGCCCGCTCAAAGGCCATGGGCTCACGATCTCGTAATTGCTGAAGGGTCAGCGTCTTGCCGTCGTCATCGACGAACCGATCAATGGGCAGCTTTCCCTTGCTGAACAGCTCGTAGCGAGACGGCCCGAGCACGTCCTTCTGGAACGATGCAGGCTGCCTGGCCAGCCACTCGCCGTAGCTGGTCTTGCTGCTCACCTGCTCAACGCCATCAGGCCCGACTGAGGGTCGGGTTGAGCCGGGAATCTCCCTGGCGAACTCGTCTTTCAGCACCGGGATTACCGTGGTGCGGCACCGCCAGTGATAAGGCGGCTTCGGACCATCCAGTGGGATGATCGTTTGGTCGATGCTCATGCAGAACAGCGTGGTTCGACTGTCCAAGGTTGCGATCCGGCGCATCCCCTTTAGGATGTCGTCGTTTTCCTTGAGCACTTCCACCCGCGCCGTGGTGGCGATGTGGTTGGTCATGGTGTTGACCAAGGCCTGAGCTTGATCGCGCTGCTGCACGCCAAGCGATGTGAGCCGGCGGGTGATCTGACTTGTCGTCTCACCCAGCGCCGAGCCCACGCGAATCTCGCTGATGATCTCGGCGCTTTTCTTGGTGCCGTATTGGTCGAGCGCACCGGAGATGCTGATGCGCTGCCGGCCCTTGCCGACCTCCAGGTCGAGCGGATCGGCTAGCGCTGCAGCGGCCACCTGCTCGATGCTGGGCTTGTTCAGCTGTACGACCGTCTTCACGACCTTGCCCAGCAGGGTCATGTTGAACTCGGCCTCGTACCCGGCGAATTCCGTCAGGTCGAGCACGGCCTGCTGCTTCATCTCGCCGTATACGCCCGCCAGCTCGCCCTGTAGCTCCTGAATCTGCTTCTCGTACCGTTGGGTGCCGTAACGGCTCAATCCCTCTGATACGCGCGATTTCGCGGTGCTGATGGCCTTTGTGATGAACTTGGCCAAGCGCTTGAGGCTCCCCCCGGCGTAGCGCTGCACGTGCACCTGGTGGCGAGTCGCTGCGTCGGAAAGGTAGCCGTCACTGCTCATCCTCACCGCCTCCGGTATCGTTGCCGGTCACCGGCGGCTGCTCGGCCAGTTCATCGTCTATGAGCTCGTCGGTACGGTCTGCCTCGAGCACACCACCCTGGCGAAGGTTGGTGCGCAGGTCGGACTTCGCGATGATGCCCTGCTGCCAGAGCTGGACCTGGGCCAGGATGTCCTGGGCGGTCATCGTCTCGTCGAAGAACGACTGGTTGAGCCAGAAGACCGTCCCCTCCTCGTCCGGCTCGCCGATCATGAAGCGCTCGGCGTCGAGGATGGCCCGTTTCAGGGCCTCGGACACGTTGCCTGCGATTGTGCCCAGCACGCTGTTGTCCGAGCTGTAGCGGATGCGCACGGCCTCGGCCGTCTCGGCTCCGCCCACCTTCTGGACGATTCGCGCGCCGATCATCAGCATCTGCTCTTCCTTGTCCTTAAGCAGCGTGCGGGCCAGCTGGCTCTCTGTCGCCTGGACAAGCTTTGCGTCACCGGACTTGCCGAGGTTGAACCCGCGGGTAGAGCCGATGTGGATGCCGTTGGGGTTCAGCTTGGCGAAATCGTCCGCGCTGATGTCGGTGGTGATGAACAGCGTGGGCTGGCTGCTGATAAACCCGCTCTCCTCCACCGTGGCGCTGTTGCCATAGTGCAGGATGTTCACATCGGCCAGGTCTTCAAGCGGCGACTTGTCGATGCTGGCGTCGTTGTCCTCGGCTCCGTAGAAGCTGAACAGGATGTGATCGAACGGCTGGCCATTCTTGTCGAGCGGCTGGGTCTCGGTGTAGGTCTTGCCGTCCTTGCTGTAGAGGCGCTGGACGTACTTTCCATCTACCAGCAGCAGCACCCGGTACTGCTCTTCCTTGATGCGGTCGAGGTTCTCCTGGCTGAACTCGGACACGCATTCCAGCAGACAGACGTAGACCAGGCGCAGCACGCCATCAATGACCTGCTCTTCCCAGTCGATGATCGAGGTCGCGCCGTAGTGGTGGATCAGTGCACGCCGGCCCTGCATGTCGGCCATGGAGGACACGCCTTCAACTGGCGGGAAGTCCACCAGGAAGCCGCCCCGCCCTGTGTCCAGGCACTCGCCCACGGAACGCTTGGAAAGCTGCTCCAGGCTCGTACCGTCGCCGCTGGCGTTCTCCTTCAGGTACTCCACGCCGGCGGGCAGCTGCAGTTCGGCTGTCTTGCGGAACACCGCGCCCAACAGACCGGTACGCGTACGCCCGGTGACGTTCAGGAACATCGCCCGCTTTTTGTACTGCTTGTACCGCGCCAGGTTCTCGGGAGACTTGTTCTCCGGGTCCGGCATCGGCAGGTATTCGTCGTGCTTGCGCACCTCACGGGCGCCGGCCACGCAGCGCTTGACCAGCAGCCAGCCGGGCAAGGCCTCCGAGTACTCTGCCCGGGGAATGAAGTTCGGCATGGGTGGCCTCAGAAAGTGAACGTGATTGGTACGTGGGTAACCGGCCTGCTGATCGGGTAGTCGTGGTGGATGAAGTAGCCACCGGCGTCGTTCGCGTGGTCCACGCCAGATTTCTTGTCGGGCTCACCGTTGGCCGCCCACACTTGCTGCTCCAGGCCATCTGCGTAGGTCGGGCAGCGCAGCGGGTTGATCAGGTAACGCCGCTCGCCATTCGCGTTGCAGAACATCGCGTTCATGGCGTTGATCCGGTCTTTCACTGGCGGGTTGGCGTCGGGCGCGATGACGCTGAACCCGGCCTGGCGCAGGATGGCGATGTCCGTCTCGCTGGCGTTCACCGACTTGCGCGATCCTCCCGAGGCATCGGGATAGATCCTGATCTCGCAGGTCTTCTCATAGTCCCTGCCGTTGTGCCGCCAGTAGCGCTCCTTGATGCGCCGGATCATGTCCGGGGTGTCGAAGCCGTCGATCAGCTCATCCACGGCCCTTGGCTTTCCGTCAGGCCGTTTGACATGGACGATCGCCGCCATCTTGCCGACGTTGAAGTCCATGCCGATGAACAGGGGTTCTCCAGGCTCTACGGTGTCGAAGCAGGAATTCAGCTTCCGGTCGTAGGCGTGGTAGATCGACCCGGAGTTCAGGTTGACGAACTGGCCGTTGAGGTAGGCTAGGATGAGCTGGGCCGGATAGGACTCCATCAGCGACGGGATGTAGTCGGGCGGCAGGTTCAGCTCGTTGTCGAACGTGCTGGCCTGCACCAGGCCGTACATGCCCTGCAGGGCCGGTTTCTCGCGCAGCTGCTTCACGAACTGCTGATAGACGAACTTGAACCCCTCGGGGGTAGTCGTCACATCCACGCCGTTCTTCAGCCCGGGCACGTTGTAACGCATCCGGGCAATGATCTTGCGCCAGGCGTGCTCGGCCTTGAGCGCTGGCAGAACATCGAGCTCATCGACCAGAGCGTGCCCGATCTTGAAGCCCACGATAGTCTGCGGCTTCTCCATTGATCGGCAGATGGTCGTGCTGCGGTACTGGCCACCGCTGTAGAACTCTACCTCCTTGTCGCTCTCCTTCGTCTTGACCTTCAGGCCCCAGTCGAAGGCGACCTCCTCGATGGTCGGGAAAAAGATGTCGCGGATCTGCGGGTAGGTCGGGGCGAAGTAGCCGGAGTCGATCCGGGGCCACTCCCACACGTGCTTGCACAGCGCCGCGCATCCCACCCAGGTCTTGCCCGATCCGAACCCGGCAACGAAGCCGCGGAACTTGTTCTCCATCCGGAGGAAGCTCGCCTGGGGCACGTTAAGTGACGGCATCAGGCTTCCTCGCATCCACCACATCGACCTGCACCCGGGTAGGCGGCACATTGTCGTGGGGATTCTCGTTCTTGGTCTGGCGGTTCACGTAGACATCGCCGACTTCCTTGGCGGCCTGCTCGTACAGTTGAGCGGTCAGCGCCAGGTTTCGCATGCTCTCGGCTTTCTCGGCCATTCGCCCAAGCCCGCGCAAACGGAACGCTCGGTTAGCGATTGGGATGTCTGCGGTCTCTTCACGAAAGCGCTTTCGGCATTCGTGGAAAAGGTCAGCCCACTTTTGGGCCAGGCCTCTGCCTGCATACTTAGTAGGGTCATGCGACTCGCACTGCTGGCGACTCACCTCGACCCCGAACTCCTTCTTGACGGCCTCCACCACCTGGCTGGGTGAATCGAAGCAGGCCAGAGCCTGAACAATGAAGGCTTTGACCTCGCTTCGTAGTGCTGCCATGGGTTTGTCATCCGTCAAAACCTGTCAAAAATCAGGCCGACTTGAGTAGGCAGGTTCCGCAGGCCCTCGAAATGTTGATCTTGGCCACCTCAGGCGGCCGGCTTGCAGCGTCGATCAGCTGCTGTACGTCTTGGCTGGCACCGTAGCGCCTCACCACCCCGACGAACTCTTCGACGTCATGGCCGCGCAGGTAGAGCTTGGGCAGCCCCTCCTGGGTGAACTTGGGTGCGCCGTGCTGATCGGTCGCCTGGGCGATGTGGTAAAGCTCATGCTCAACCAAGGCGCAGAACTCTGCGTCGGTGCACTCGGCGCAGTAGTCAGCGGCCAGGGTGATCAGGTAGGCCGGCTCCTCACCGAACCACTCCCGCATCTGCTGCTCTTGACGGGCCTTCTGCCATCCGCCAGCGCGGAACATCAGCTGTTCGGTCTGACCTAGAACCACCCGCCCCTGCTTGGCGAACCCAGTCGATGCCCAGAGCACGCCGATGCTGGCGTCAATCAGATGGGCGTGCTCGGGGTTATGGATGCTGCCGGTGTCGTCAAGGATTTCGCTCTGTATCCAATCCCACACACCGCTGGCCGGGCGAAGTGTCAGCCACAGGGATTCGAGCAAATCGGCCGGCGGCGTAGGTCTGCCCATGTCTCACCTGTTGCTTGAAATAGTGCTTGGTTGACGGTATTGGTTGGGATCACAACAAGGGACGGAGCCAGGTGCAAATGTTCAAGGGAATCTTTTCCAAGCTGTTCAATACTGCCGCGAAGCCTGCCTCGGGCAACTCAGAGCCAGAAGCGCCGGCAGCCCCACAGTTGCCCCAAGCGGAAATCGTGGCCTACTACAAGTCAGAGATCTCCAACTCTCCATTCGTTAAAGAGTCAGGTCGCACGGCCGTGCTCAAAGATTTCCTGCACGAGGTCAAGCTCAAGGACGGAGAGCCTCTGTCACTCGAAGAAAAACGCTCGCTTGGCATCAACACCAGGCTAAAGATCACTCGAGAACTGTACGAAGTGCTCACCCCGGAAGGCCTCGCGTTTGGACCGAAAAAGGCGCTGGAGTCGCTTTATTACAAGGCAACCTTCAATCACAAACGGCACGGGGATATTGCCCGCATGAAGGGCGCGGGCATCCACCAGTACTCACCTATGTCCTGCGGCGATAACCGCGACTGCGATTGGTGCACGTCGATGAACGGCAAGCTGATCTCAGTTGACGTTGACTTTGTTCAATTGATCAAACAGAACTGCACCTGTGACTACTGCCGTTGCGTACTCCAGGCAAAGATCGACTTTTAACCCACCATTTTGCGGGTCTCTGCATGGGCATGCCCGTGCAGGATGGCGACGAGCAGGCCCTGAGGCAGCCCTGCTTCCTTGGCTGCATCGATCGCCTTGATGAGCGCCGTGTCGAGCGCATTGGTAGCGACCACCACATCGGACGGTAGCGGCAGGACGTGGCGCATGCGTGTCACGTTGGTCATACAGGCCTCCCCGTGCGGGACGTCAGGCGAAGGGATCGGCTGGCTTGGCGATAGAGCGCACGAACCACATGAAACCCTGTTGCAGGTTGGTCTTGGCCAGTGACAGGGTTCGCTGGTCCACGCCCTCGATCTGACCGATCTGCTTGAACAGCTCACCGGCGTCAACCTCCAGGGCCTTGATCGAGTTCATCCCGTCGATCTCGCCCTGCGTGAGGTCGCGGTAGCCGGTGATCTTCTTGTGCTGGTTGTCCATGGTGGATCCTCATATGGGCGCGCCACAAAACGGCGCATCTCGAAATTGTGGCGCCCTACCCCGGCTGGAACACATGGCCACGCCGGGCGACCGCATACAGGACAATCCCCAGCTTGAGGATCACGCCGTACAGGGTGGGCACATGGCCGTTCGTGGCCAGGACGAACGAGCCGAACGCGCCGATGGCCACCAGGTAGAATGCGACGGCCAGCAGTGGCGCATCCATTGGCCTGATCCGGCGCAGGTAGTCGCACGCAGCTATCACCACCAGCACGCTCAGGAAGGCATTGGTGCCGATCAGGACTGAAATCAGGGTTGAGCTCATCAGGTAGCTCCCTTGGCTCCGAACTGACCCACGAGCGACTTCAGCACCGGGATGATGTTCATTGCCAGAAGGCCTATCAGAAAGGCCACGCCGTATTGGGTTTCTCCGCTGGTGCCAAGGCTGAAATAGCTGATGGCGAGCGGGGTGCAGAAGACTGCCGATGCGAAACCGGTGAAGAAGGCGGCGACCGCCTGACCCCGGGTGAGGCCTCGCAGGAAGGTCAGCGAGAGGATCGCTCCTGCGAAGCCGCCAATGATCACGCCGTACTTCACCAGCAGGACGCCGGCAGTCGTGCTTGCTGGTTCGGCCATGAGTGGTTCCTAAAAAATGACCCGATTTAGACCCTTATTAGGGCGCGGGCAAGTAAAAACGGTACACAGAGAGTCAGTTACATGGCCAACAGGCTCTATGCCAGGCATCGGCCGGTATGATTACCTAGGCACAAAAAAGCCCGCACAGGGCGGGCAAAGAGGGATCGTGCTTTTTTAAATCTGGTGGCTGTAGAACAGCGAGTACGACTCGATACCGTCGTTGGGCTGCTTAATGCCAGCGTTGGAGTAGTGAATCGCTCGGATGCCAACCTTCTGCGTCTCGCCGATCTTCAAGCCCGCACCGATGCGGTCTTCGAAGTTGAAGGCCGAACCAAAGTCCTGGTCACCTGCGGACGTACCAGAGAAGACCGCCAGGCCGATGCCAGCCTCAACGAATGGCTTCACGTTACCGCTGCCGAACTCGTAAACGAAAACTGGCGCAAAGGACAGCGAGTGAGCGCCACCGGAAGCATCTCCTGCTTCCCAATAGGTATACCCAGCATCCCAGTAACCGGTTAGACGGCCAGTACTGGATTCAAACCAGCTTTTGTCCCAGTTAAAGCCAACGCCTGCACGCGCCGTAATGCCGCCTTGACTTGTCGCACCCAGCGCACCGGAAAGCTCAGCTGCTCCGGCAGACGCAGCGACAAGGGACAGTGCTGCAGCAGCTAGAACGGTTTTCATAATCACGGTCTTCCATGTTTGTTTAGTTAGCAACCTATCAGAATCATAGCGCCATCAAAACGTTCCGTGCTACACAAAAAAAATCTGACCTCGCCAGAGGTGGCGTCGGGCCTCTTGAGGGCCTCTTCGGGCAATAAAAAACCCGGCGCAATGGCCGGGTTAATTTGAGTTTTTGCCGGAGGCAAAATTATCAGGATGGCGAAATCATGCCACCAGCCGAGCGGGAACGCAATAGGGCCTCAAGCGGCCCTGCGCATTTCGTAAATTGCGGCTGCCACCGGACTCAGTGCTTCCTTGTCCAGATCCTCGCAGCACTCGAACGCGAGGCGCACATATCCGCCCCACTCTCGCTCCCAGCGGACCGATTCCAGCCTTACCCCATAGTGGGCATCCAGCCAGGCACGGAAGCCCTCAGGCGACTCCAGCGGGTCATCATTGGCCGACTGCCCGCCCTGGTGCATGTACCGGTACCGGGTCATGACGCCCTTCACCACATACTCCAGCTTCTCGCGCTTGGCGGCGGTCATGCGCGGAGAGCGCTGCTGGACCATAACGAACACGGCCTCCTCTGCATCCTCCTGCGTGTCGGCGTCCAACCGCGGCGAGTACATGAAGTTGCCGAAGGCCTTGCTGCGCCCGGGCAGCTTGCCGATAGCCGCCTGCACACCGCCGGCCAGCGCCTGGTGCACCGCGTGGCTCGCCTTCCGCTGCTTCTCCGTGGTCTGGATCATGGTGCCCAGCAACCCGAGCTGTTCGATGAACAAGCCCTGGCTATCCCAGGCGGTATACAGGCAGTCGTGCCAAGCTTGTCGTGCGCTGTTCAGTTGCATGCCTTTGCCCTCTTCTCCGCCCGGCGCACCAGGAACTCTTCCGCGTACCGCTTGCGGCGCACTGCGCCCGCCCAGGACAACGCCACACCACCCACCACCATGAGGGTGGCCAAAATCAGGAATCCCCATGCTGGTGTCATGCTGCCGCCCTCCTCAGGTCTTTGAGCTTCTGCCTGTACAGGGCCTTGATGGCCTGCAGGTCTTCGATGGTCAGGCGCTGGGGCTTATGAGGCCCTTCGAGCCAATCCACCTGGTCGGTGCCGATGCGCTTCACCAACCGGATGCGGTACTCGACCGCGTTACCCGACAGGTTCCGGTTGCACTTCACGCACTGCCGGTGGACGTTCAGCGGCTCGAACCGCAGCTCCGGGCAGGCACCCACCGACCGATAATGGCCGGCATCCCAGCGGCTGCCGGTGATGAGATCGTTATCGCTCGGTAGCGAGTCGCAGCTGATGCACGGCAGGCCTGCGTCGCGCTCGCGGATGTATGCATTGAACGCGGTCTGCGCCTCGGCCATGTGCTCGCGGCGGGTCTTCAGCTTCTCCCGGCGCTCCTGCAAGTCCTGGCGAGCCTGCTTGGTGATGGCCTTGGCCGCGATCTTCTGCAGCTTCGGGTCTTTGGCCATGGCCTTCGCACAGGCGATGCTGCACACCTTCTGCGTGGTCATGGACGGTTTGAAGGGCTTGCCGCAACCTGGAGCCTTGCACTTCTTCGGCTTGATCTCGGCTATGCGCATGGCTCAGCCTCCTTGGCTTTCTGCTGCTCGGGCTCGAAGTCGCCGCGCAGGGGCATGAGGAATTGCTCTCTGCATGGCCCTTCGGAGGTCGTCACGCCGCGCTTGTCGGTGTACTGGCCCTCGGTCAGCCGAACGAGCCAGATACGGTTCTCCTCGACGTTGTCTACCCAGCCGCCAGCTTCCAGGAAAATCACCCGGTCATCGCCAAGGTATTCAATCAACTCCACCGTTCTGCCCAGCGTCTCGTATGCAGTGAGGGTGCCGACGATCAACGCGAGATCACCCGCCTTGAATTGATGTCTCATGCCGCTTCCTCGCTCAGCAGATCACTGAACACCACACCCTGCGGCGCGAACTCGGCCACGATCCGGTCGGTGTACTGGCAGCCCTGGGCACGATTGAACAACCTGGTCACAGGGAAGCCGTCCGGCCCGAACATGGCGCACGGCCCCATCAGGCGCAGCTTCACCTCATACGGCAGGTGGATGAACGACTCGGCCCAGCCGGTGCGGAATTCCTCGCAACCTGCGCGCATGATCGGCACGCCGAAGTGCAGCTTGCAGTACCGGCGCACGTCCTCGATGTCGCCCATCTCGGTGCTCTTGGCGATCCGGTCGTACATGGCGAACCACAATGCGTTCTGGTCCAGGGTACGGTCCTTGCCTGGGCGCATGCTGACCACGACGAACTTCTTGTCGCGGAACATGCGGGTGAGCATGGTCACAGCCTCGGAGAGCTTGGCCTGGCTGTTGACGCTGATGCGGTCAGCCATGGCTCGCCTCCTTGGCCATGGCCGCCGCATGAATCTTCGCAACACACCCGGCGAGGTCGTGCTTCTCTTGGAAGTACTCACTTGCATAAGCGCCCCAGGTAGCCACTTCCTCGGATGCTTCCAGCAGCGCCTTGCGCAGACCCTCGTTCTCAGCCCTGAGCTGGTCACGCTGACGCATCTGCGCATCGCGCTCGGCAAGGAATGCGGTGCGCCAGGCTTCATGCCGCTCGATCTCCGCGAGCAGGGTCAGGACGGTTACCGGGTCAACCTCGCATGCCAGAGCGTTGTAACGGCTTTCGTGTTCGATAAGGTCAGAACCGGAGTAATCGCGCGCAGCCTCAGCCAGCGCCTTCAGTTTTTGCTTGTCGATGGTCATGCAAACCTCCCATGGGCGCTGTGCCCTCGCAGCCATTCACCGCGTTCGTAGTCCTGATTCGCGCCGGTGTAAGGGCATTGGGTCCAAGGGGTGCCGGATGAAGCAGCCTCAAGACCCTCTGCAAATGGCGATTTGTACGGCTGATCTTTTCCAGTTAGCGCCTTGATGATTTCGGCTTTGTCGATGGTCATGGCTGCACACCCCAATTGCTGAAGGTGTGCGCTGGACGCACGTAGCGATCTCTGGCGTCGAGCGGAGACGGAAAGCGCCACCCAGCCAAAACCAGTGCGCCAAGGATTCCAATTGCGATCTTCATGACTGCTCTCCCTGCATGCGCGCCAGCAGCTTCAGCCGAGCGACGGTCTCGCGCTCTTGGTTAAGTTCTGGAATCAGGCGATTGCAGGCGCGATGGAAGCCCAGGGCATAGCCCAGCTGCATACCCATGGCCCAGCACAACAGGATCACGAAAATCAGTTCGAAGTCAGTCATGGCCTGCCCCCTCACGCAACTGGTGCGCACGATGCTGAAAGTGCCCTCAAGGTCGGCCTTGGCCTGCGCAGCAGCCTGCTGGCATGCCTCGGCCGACTCCATCGGTACGGAGGTCATCGCCGAATCCTTGCCGGCAGTGAAAAGAACGATCAGGAAGTAGGCGGCGATCATGGCGCCACCTTCAGGCCAGCTTTCTCCAGCGCATGGATCGTGTAAGAAGGGGTTTTCGAGCACATTGGGTCGGTCACCTTGGCAGCCTTCTCGGCATCGAACACGGTCATGCCGCCGCCACAGGCTGCGTAGTCGGCAACCCAATGCGATGGCGCACCCAGCTCCACCACCACGGCCTCGCGGGAGGCCTGCCAGGAGGCCCAGCCAAGATTGAGGAACTGGGCGTCGTTGCCGATGTACCAGTCGCCTTCGCGGTCGATCACCAGGCCCCGCCCGACGCTGGCAGCATCCTGGATGGCCCACGCCTCGTAGGTGTCGCGCATCTTGTTGGTGTCCATCAGTGCTTCTCCTGCATGCGGCGTGTCCTGCTGCTTGGCTGCCGGTATGTATTTGCCTCCCGCAGCTTTCCACTCCCGAACAGCCCCAGTGGCGCGAGCCGGTACCACGTCTGCGACAAAGCCATTGCCCGACGAATAGCGCACGGCCTTGGCGTGCTCTTCGTGCGTAATCTCCCTGGCGGATTCGAGGTCGAAGGTGTAATGCGAAGATCCGTCCGGCCTAGTCTTGTCTGCGATCACGACCCCGGCAGGCATAACTGCGAGGACGATGTGATACGGGCAAAAGCGCTCATGCCAGAAGTCGCCCGGTTTGGGATCTCGCAAGTGGAGCTCATTCAATTGGCTGTCAGGTTTACTCACACCCCCTCCCCGGCCGGCTGCCCGGCGCGCTTGATGTTCAACTTGGCCAGCAGGTGGGCGCGGCTCATGCTGCCTCCTTGCGAGCATTCAGCTTCTCGACGAACTTGGTGAGCGCCCATTCGCTGCGGCTAATCTGGCCGTGCATGGCGGTCTTCTCGGCGTTGGCTTCGCGGCTAACGCCGGCCAGGTAGCGTTCACGCACGCTGCGGTCCATTGCCGCCACTGCTGAACTCTGGGCAATCTCGTAGATATGTAATGCGCCAGGGTGTGGCTGCTTCATCCCGACACGCAGGTAGCCGTGGTATGCATCCTTGCCAAGGCCATGCTCGATCAGGCCATGCAACTCGTGGGTGCTGAACTCGACGGAGCGCCCGGCATACAGGACAAGGAGCCGTGCACCGCCGACACCTGGGAACATGAACTGCATGTCGCCATAAGCGATCACCACTGGGCATCCGGTGGCGGAGCTGGCATCCATGGCCTTTTCGCGCTCGACTTCCGTCGGGCGTGGGCCTTTGATCTCTACGAACATACCGGCCCGAGGCAGGTAGAAGTCCGGCAGGTATGCGCCGTGGCGGGTCTTCACCAAGCGCGGCTCATACAGCCAGTCGATATTCAGGGCGTCCATCATGTCGGCCCAGCGAGTTTCGGAGTGCGAGCGCATGAGATAGCCGCCGCGTACGAAGATTGTCTGGCTCATCAGTGCGCACCTTTTAAGTTGTTCATCATCGACCGGGCCGAGCGGCGCGGGGATGGAGCGGGCTGCTCTGCCTCCTCGCGGTCACAGTAGGCAGCGTTTACAAACCGGGCGTACTCGCCTTGGAACTGGAGCAGGCAGCCCTTGGGCTGGGCGTGCCGGACTTTCACCACGTCGACCTCAGTGATGCCATTGCGGCCGCGTTCTGAGTCGTTGTCGCGGTGCGCCATGATGATCACGTCGGCATCCTGCTCGATCTCGCCAGAGTCGCGCAGGTCGCTCATCTTCGGCTTCGGATCGGCGCGGTTCTCGATGCCGCGGTTCAGCTGGGCCAGAACCACCACAGGAATGCCAAGCTCCTTTGCCAGGGCCTTGAAGCCGCGGGTATACGAGCCCAACTCAAGGTTGCGGTTCTGGATGCGGCTGTTCGGATCGGTTGCGATCAAGCTCAGGTAGTCGATCACAATCAGGTCCAGCTTCTTGGCTCGGTGCTGGAACCTGGCGATGCTGCAGATGCGGGAGAACGTGAGCGCCCCCTTGTCGCAAATGCGGATATCGGCTGCCGACAGCTTTGCCACCGCTGCCGTGATCCGGGCAGAAGCATCCTCGTTCATGACCGCTTCGCCGTTTTCAATCCAGTTCTGGCTTACGCCCGCGACCGCTGCAAGCGAGCGCTTGGCCAGTTCCTTGAATGGCATTTCCAGCGAGAAGACCAGCGAAGCTCCGCCCTTCAGGGCAACCCTGTCAGCCAAGCTGGTACCCAGCACCGTTTTCCCGGTACCTGGGCGGCCAGCGATGATGACCAGGTTTCCCGGTCGTGCAGTCTTGACGATCTTGTCCAGTTCGATCAGGCCGAAGTCCTGCCCCATGACCTGAACACCGTCCAGACGATCCTGCATGTCCTCGAACACCGGGCCGAGGGCCTGCTTCATGGTCACGACATCCGGGGTCTCTTCCTGCGCGTTCAGCTCAAGCACCAGGGACTGAGCCAGCGAGATCTGCTCAGGAATACTGCCACCGGTCATCGCGAGGTCCATGATGCGTTGCCCGGCCTCATACAGCCGGCGAGCCTTGGCGCGCTCGACAACGATCTTGGCGTAGTGGCGACCGTTTGCTGCGCTCGGGACCTGGTACATGATCTCTGCGGCATAGGCGATCGTGATCTGGCCGCTCGGCAGTTCCGAGCGAATCTCAGACAGGGTGATCGGGTCCGGCACCATCTTCTTCGAGTGGCATGCAAGAATCAGGGCGTACAGCGTGCCGTTGTCATCGGTGCTGAAGTCGGCCAGGTCGAGGAATGCGCCGATGTCTTCACACAGGTCAGGCTGATGCATGAGCGCACCCAGCACGCCGTGCTCCGCTTCCATCGCAACCAATGGGCGTTCCATGCTCATACGGCCTCCAGAACTTTCAGGACTTTGTCCTGACGGGTCAGGAACTCAATGTCAGCAGTCCATCCGCTGTCATTCGAGCCGGTCCAATGCCGGTTGGTCAGGCAGTCGTTGAAATACCCCTCCCAGAACTCACTGGTGCGGAACGGGTACGAGCCGTTGATCTCCAGGTTCCAGCAATTGCGGATCTGGCGCTTGCGCTTCTCATTGAGCTTCAGGCAGCGCGGCAGGCGACCACCACAGACTCGGTTGTACAGGTCCATGATCTTGTTGAACGGGATGCGCTCGGCCTTGGGGGCATCAGGTTGAACAGGTTCGGGGGTGGCCTGCTGTTCCGCTCCAGATTCCGAAACCTGGTCCGTCGCAGCGACAGCGGCGACAACTGCGTTAGCAGTAGTTTTTGTATTTATGTCTTTTATGTGTGTAATTTTCGACACAGTGGCAAGTGTCTTTTCTACACAGTGTGTAGATTTCGACACAGTGGATTTCTGGTCAATTTTCCACTCGGAAACAGGCAGGAAGGTGATCGGGTCTCGGCTACCGCCATCACGGAAAATCACACGTTGACGGATCAGGGAGTTGATCGCGCGAGAGACGTTTGCACGCTCGGCAGCGGCCTTTGCTTCGTCCTGATACATCATCTTGGCGATGTACAGAGCAGCCACTTTCACGGCTTCCTGGTTGTAACCTGCGGTAAGGCGGTGGATTGCCAGGGCCACGCGAAGCTCACGCCCCGATAGGTCAGCCGCAATCAGCGCCTCGTACAGATCGTTTTCCATCCGGGTAAACCCCCCGGCTGATTTGAGAGAGATGACGTTACTCATGGGCTGCTCCAGGGCGCGGGGCAGCCAGGAATGCGTGCAGGTGCTGCAGGCATTCACGGACGAGCTGTCGTTTGGATTGGCGCGAGTATTGGGCTCGGACCTGGCGAGCGGCACTCACGGCCTGCTCGAAATGATTGCGCGCCACGGAATCGTGGTTCGCATTTTGTGGCGCGAGGGCCACGGTATTGCTTTGGATGGTCTGGTGCATATATGATGACCTCACACAAGCGTTACGAATGCAGTTGAAAAAGCCACCCTTGCCCGGTGGTTTTTTTGTGCCTGCGATTTGGTGTTGCGTGCTGCATTGGGTGTCCGGCGCATCCGTGGTAGCTTTTTGCTTCCACACGAAAAGGCCATCGGAGGCCGGACATGTCTTTGATTGATGATCAAGTGCTACAGGTGAGCTGCGACCAGTGCGGCAGCGAGTTCACGGAAACGGTCGGTGACGTTAAGCTCAAGGGCTATGTGTCCTGTCCGGGATGCGGGGATCGCTCGGAAGTCGATGAGGCCTGGCATGAGGGAATCGCCTCCGCCGAAAAGCAGTTGCTTGACCTCAAGGCCGGCATCGAGGCTGACTTCAGCAACCTGTTTAAGGGTGGCAAGTAACTCATCCAGCTCCAGCGAGCCGACCTGCGAATTCACCGTGACGTCCATACCCTTCTCCTGATCTTTTTATGAGGGTCTCTTCAGGCCCTATGTGAGGCCCTCAGCTATCCAGTAGAGGGTCTCTTCAGTCCCACCAGCTCCAGAACCGGCGCCTTTCGCCTGCCTACAAACACCGTTGCGCCGGACGTAATTGCTTCGAGCAAGACCTCGTTCACGGCCTCCTCGAACGTCCAGCCCCTGGCTTCCATGAGGCGGTGAATCTTGGCTCTGGTCTCTGGTGGCACGTTCTCTTCACAAAATTCCATCGTGCCCTCCTGAGGGCCTCTAGCCCGCGATATCCTTCAGATCGTCAGGCATGAGGGCTTCGATGCCGCCATTCACTGCGGCCCACTCAAGCATCTCGAACAGGTAGGTTGCGTACTCGCGGCGAGCCTTGTGGGCAGCTCGCTGAAGCTGCCGATCAAGCAGCGGGTACAAGCGAACCTTTCTGGCCAAGTCGCGGCGCTGCGTCAGGGGGTCTTTGAATCCCATAGGGGTGCTACTCCTTGCGGTTGGAATTGGTTAGGCGGCGGATTTCGTAGAGGCCTTAAGCTTCCCTTTTGTCAGTACCTGGATTTGGTACTGGCGAGACTCCGGGACGAATTCGCCCCACTGGGTGACTGCGCTCGGGTTGATCAGCAAGGCGTCAGCAAGCTTCTTTTTGGAGCCGAAGAAGGCGGCGGCATCAGTTGTCTTCATTGCTTCGCTCCTTTGGCGATAAGGCTATTTAAGCATGCTAATTTTTGAACAGCAAGACCATGAGAATGGCAAGCCCATGCTAAATTTCAGTTCGCTTAATATTTGAGGATGAATAGACCTGAACGAATCGCTGCGGCGATCAAGCACAGCAGAAAGCTGAAGAAGGAGATCGCGCGCGAATGCGGCGTCACACCTTCGGCTGTAACCCAGTGGGTAACGGGCGACAGCAAGAGCATGAAACCGGAAAACCTATTCGCGCTGGCAGAGGCTACCGGCGTAAGCGCTGAGTGGCTTGCAAATGGCACCGGTGGAATGACTAAAGAAACCTCTGGATTCGACGCAAACGTTGAGCCTGTCTCTGGACCGGTCAGATACTACGAATACCCAGAAATCAGCTGGGTTCAGGCCGGGATGCCAATGGAAGCCGTAGAAATCTCGAACGTCGCATCATGCGAGGTTCACCCATCGGATGCCTGGGCGGGCCCTAATGGCTTCTGGCTCAAGGTAAAAGGCCCTTCGATGACCTCATCAAACGGCATGTCCTTTCCCGAGGGAATGGTGGTCCTGGTAGCCCCTGGATTTGATGTGGAGAGCAGCCAGTTCGTAGTGGCCAAGATGGTCGACACCAACGAGGCGACGTTCAAACAGTTCATCTGGGATTCCGGCCGCGCCTTCCTCAAGCCGCTCAACCCATCGTTCCCCACTGTTGAGATGGATGGCGAATGGGTCTTGGTTGGCCGAGTGGTGGATGCCAAGTGGCCGCGATCAGCTCTGTGAGGTTGCCATGCCCCTAACCAAGCCCAACCAAGAACTCCGCCGCGACCTCCAGGGCCTGGCCTCTGACCTGAAATGGTCAGCGGTCGAGCTGAAACGGATTGCTGAGCGCATCAGCCTGTCCGGGAATGACCCAGATGCTCAAGCCGTACTGAGGATGTGCCGGTCCTTTCAGGACGCCGAGGAAAGGCTTGCCGGATATGCAGAGGAAACCCACCTGGGGCTAATTGTCCGGGTAAAGACACCTTGCGAGGTGCCAGAGTGAGGATCCGCCGGGCTGGGGAGGATCGGTTGGTGAGATATGGGGGTGAGGTGAAGGCGGGGCGAGTGACAAGGACAAAAGAATAACGCCAGGATCTGACAGGTCATGCAGGCTGTGGAGGATCGGTTGAATGGATATCATTGAGAGCCTGGAAGAATGCAATAGTGATTATCAATCGGGTAACTTGGTGCTACCTAGACAACCGTTGAAATACATATTTATTCTTCAAACAGTAATTTAGGCACAGGGACAGCTAAAATGTCGAGCGGCAGGAAAACGATAACAATACACTATAGAAAATTCGTTAGACCAGAGCGCTCAAGGTTTACGCTTGAGCAGATGGTCCGCTCTGCAATGGACTACCCAATCGATGGCGGAATTCAGTTAAAGCATAGGTATCTCGAGCGCTTACGAGTAGATGGAGCTGACAACTACTTCATCAATCTCTACCAAGACTCCGCCCAACAACTCGGCTTTGTTTTTGGCGATGTTCTTCATTTTTCAAAAGGTCATCTGCAAGCGCTTGCCAAAACCGCAGACCAAAACGCGCAGTCCGTACCAGTGCAGCAACTTAAGGCGCCAGAACAGTCTGAGTATGTTCACTCTCAAATGTTTTGGATGATTAAGGACGACCATGCTTTTGTTGTTCAGAGTATGTCTCTTAAATCCGCAGACCTTGAAGCATATCTTTCATGGCTTCTAAAAACCAAATCCAACACGCTATCCACCACAGACTCGGTAACACTTACATCAAAATTTGATATAGATGATGTTGGTGGAGAATTGGCGGACATACAAGAAATTGTGATCGGTGGCGTTGCAACTCCTCCGCCTGTAAAGTTTGAAACAGACCCAGCAGTGCCACAAACCGTTGAAAAAATCAGCGAGATCACCCAGCATGGTCAGATCGACACGGGAAGAACTACTGGATGGGCCACAGCACGTAAAATCTTGGCCGAACTGTTAGGCGGGGATGCCAATGTAGCATCCCTGATGCAATCAGTACCTCCCGATGCCGAACTCGACGTACAAGTACATATCGGGTTCAAAACCAAAAAACGAAAGATTGATCGTGTAGCTCTGACGCAACTCGAGACCGGCTTACGCAACCTGCCAGATAGCCAATTACAAGTTAAAGCTAAAGGTGGGAAGATAGGGAGCGACGGGTCCATTCGATTGCATCACAACGCATCAATTAAGCTTATTACAGCGATGGATGGGAATAACGAAATAATCGGATCACTTTTGGATCCGGCAGATGTATTACGTGCTACAATTGAAGCATATTCTACATTCTTGGCTAACGGGAAAATCCCAGAGTGACAACGTATGCGGCCAACAACCAAAAGGAAGATAGCATCACTAGTGCTCCCTTTGCTAGCAGGGGCGGCTGCCGCATATTACACCCCCTTATCCTTTTGGTTTGACATGAAAGAAGGATTGATAGCGTTTCTCGGATTTCTTGCCGCATCACTTATGCAGGTAATGCCCATAACGGCCAATTTTGTACAGACAGACAAATTAACCCCTGCCGAAGCAAGGAAAATTGTAGATTCGCTGACTCGCCAGCAGCACTATTGGGTCGGGCTCTTAAGTGCAACCATAGCGGCACTGCTAGCAGTGATAATATTCTCCGCCTTGAAGGCGCCACTTGAGAAGTACACCGAAGTCTGGCATGGACTTTCATACTCTGGCATCGGTTGTTTTTTCATAGCTTACTTGTTCTGCTTCGTATTAATTAAAATGCTTGGTCTGTTTGAAGGAATGCTGTCTCTGCATAACTTACGAGCAGAGCTTGTAATTGTGGCGGCCAATCGAGCAGCAGCCGAAAGGAAAGAAGCCATCCAGGCAAGTGCGGGCGAGCTTCGACCCATGCTTCCTGAAGGATATGGTGCGATAGCGAAGCCGCCCCAATAGCACGCCTCGGCGGGCTTTTTCACGCCTTCACGCTTTTTTCACGCCCTGCCCTGCACAGTGAAGGCTCATCCGATTTCCCTACGTTAGCCCGCATAGCAGTGCGGGCTTTTCTTTGCCTGCTAGGCTCTCCTCATCAGCACGAGGAAACGCCATGACCGACCTTCCAGATGATCCGACCCCAGCCCTGCTCAGCCGACTAAACCAAAACATCAATGCTCTCGGTGCTGCAATCGAGGAGATTGGAATCTGGATCGACCACCGGGGGTCGACTGATACGTCCGAGCGGATAAGCGAGCATCTTGAAGTGCTTTCGGATAACAGCGACGCCATAGCCGAGCTGCTGGTGGACCTAATCGCTAGGTGGAAACCCGAAGGCCAGAGCGACGAAACAGATTGAGCTGACCAGGCTAAAGATCCCTCTCTGCCCACTTCGGTGGGCTTTTTTATGCGCGCCCGCCAAAAAGAGCACAAATGTGCTCTATCCAGTATTGCCACTGACCTCCATATTATTTACTGTACATCCATACAGCACATGGAGTTTTTACCGTGGCCAAAGCCAAGACCGCATCCAAGTCCCAAGCCCCTACCCCGCCTACGCGATACGAGCTGATGGGCGCCCGCATCCAGAAGATCGTCAATTCCCCAGCAGCTCAAAGCTCACGCTCCGTCATCCTGGCCAAGGCCGAACATGAGGCCCAGGAAGATTGGGAGCGCTTCCTTGACGAGGTGGCCGAGAACGACAATGTGACCATCGCACCGCGCGAGGACGGCTCCGTCCGGCTGAGCTGGGTCATATCCAAGGAAGACTGATTTTCAGCATCCCTCTTTGCCCGCCAAGCGCGGGCTTTTTTGTGCCCATCAAATTCAGCATCCTAAATTATTTTATTGAGCATGCTTGACCTGCAGATTTCAGATTGCTAAATTTCAATCCATCGAGGCGCTACACAGCCCCTCGGGAGGCCCTCAAGCCTCACCGCTCTTTCACATTGATGGGAACCTCGCGGATCGATCCCGGCAACGGCACAGCGCGAGCAATAAATTCGATCCCCATGCCAGCTCTGGAACTGGCCAGCTCGAAATCAGGCGGAACGTCAGCACGGCAGGAACATTGGCCGGGCCACGGAAAGCGGATGGAGGGTTGCGCTGCAAACGCTCCCTGCCGGGATGCCCTCAGAACGGGCGTCAGCACCTGGCACAGCGCGAGCAGCGATTAACCAAGAGGAGGAACCTGCCCATGAAGTAGATAGACCAGCCGGAACGCGGACCGGCAACCCACGACGGACTGCCCCACCCAACGGGCCGCAGAGCTGCAGTTGACTGTCGTGTAGCGAACACCTGACCCCACGACCACCCCGCCGAGGCCGATCGACGCGAGGTGATAGGGAAGCTCAAGGCCAACCTAACTGAGAGCAGGGCCGTCGGCGGCTGAGCTCGAACGATCACCGCTGACGCAATGCCCCGGCCTGTCGCCAGTAGCGAGGCCGGGATTTCACCAGGTGCCATTCGAAGAGTGGCATCTGGGAAATCAACCGGAGGGATTCACGATGTTCAACATGGCAACCATGGCGGCTGACGAATGCCGCGCCGACGCTGAAGAGCGCACCTACTACCGCTGGATCGACAAGGCATCTCAACTGCTCGGCCACCAGGTCGCCCTGGGCTCGCAGGAAGAAAGCGACCTGGGCGACTTCTACGCCGACGGCTGCACCCCGGATGAGGCTGTTACTGAGCTGCTGGCACAGGCTGAACTGGCTCGCGCTGCCTGATTTCACTGGCTGGCCTTGGCGACAGGGCCAGACGGGAAATCAACCGAATGCACGGAGCAGTCACAATATGAGCCAGCAAACCCTGCAAGAGCTTCTCGCAGAACGCGTCACCGTCTATGCACAGTCCGATCGCCCGCGCGAGCTGATCGACGAAGGTATCGACAAGCTGTTCAAGGAGGTCGTGAGCGATGCGTTCCGCTCCTACGGCGACTTCGGCGGCGCGATCAAGGAGGCAATCAAAGCCGCGCTGCCGGCAAACGTCTCCGATGTCTTCGAGCTTCAGCGCTACAACGGCCTGGTGGCCAACGCTCTGCGCGAGCGCTGGGAGGCAGCCGCCGTGCACTCGACCATCATCGAGCAGGCCGACAAATCCATATCCGAGGTGCTCGAAGGCAAAGGGCTGATCACCGGCGAAGTGTCGCTACACGATCTGCTCAAGGCCTTCATCGACGAACACAAGGACAAGGCCGCCGAAGAGCAGTGGGAGCGCCCCGAGATCCGAATTGAAGAGGGTGATGCCTACGGCACCGGCATGAAGTTCCTGCACATCTACTTCGACGAAGAGCCTGAAGATCGAGGAAGCAGCTACTCCCGTCGCCGAGAAAACTACCAGCTGAAACACAGCATGCATGTGAACATTACCGGTAAGCGCGAGGCGGCAAACCACTGGCGCAAGGCCGACGAGTTCGGCGAGGTTTATTCCGCGCGGCTCGACGAGAAGAAGGTGGCTGTCAACATGCGAATCCGTTCGGACTGGGAGCGCATGCTGGCGTCCCTGTACTTCGGCAACGCCATTCTGGTGATCGACTGCGACCCGGACGACCTGAGCTACGGCTTGTACGACTGAACAACCAGCGCCCCGTCCGCCTGACGTTAACTGCCCGATGCCCTGCTCCCCATCGCAGGCTGTATCGGAGTGTGATCTGAATGCGCAGGCTGATGCGCGAACCTTGCCTCGTTGGCGAGCTACTGAGGCCCCGCAGAGTTAGGCCGCCAAGCCGGAGATCAGCGCCGGCCAGATCACACCCCGATGCATCCCGAATCCCCTTCCCTTCACTTCGACCGCATTGGCAGGAGCCAGGCCACCTTTCACGGTGGGTTTGGTCACCCGCGCCTGGCTCCTGACCAATGCGGCCGCATAACCAACCAGGAGGACGCCATGGGCGCACTTCGAGCAGCACAATGGCGGTATGACCATGCTGAGCCGGAAGACGACTCGGCGTATCAGGAAGCGGCGCAGAACTGGATCGAGAGCAACGCAGAAAGCCTTGTTGGCGGCTGCGACGTTCTGATCCCTCAGCGCTTTGGCGGTCCGGTAGGCGTTCGCCAAGACCAGTTCGTGGCCAAGGTGGCTGAGCACCTTCGCGCCCTGCAAGAGGCTGCGAAGGACGACCTCAACGCCTTGGCCCTCCTCCTGCTGCAGGCACAGGCCGGTGGGCCAGTGAAAAGCATGGTCGAGGATGTTGTCGGCCAGAGCGATCATTGCCGCGGCAAGCTGTACGAGATCGCTGAGTCGATGCTCGACCAGTATGCCGAACAGGGCCTGCAGCATGAGGCAGATGAGGCTCAGCTATGAGCCCCCACGGCATCGCGGTCAGCGCTATCCAAGGCGCCATTGAAACCATGCTTCTGCCGGGCTCTGGCCCGGTGGAAGACGGCAAGGCTGAATCCATGGTGGTCGCCTACTTCTCTCTTCTGGCCATCGACTCCAACGAGTTCAAACACTACTGCGAGCGCATCCGGCGGATTGCTGAGCGGCGCAAGGAGGCTGCATGAGCGGCATTGACTGGGAAGGCAATCCCGAGGCTACCCACTTTGATCCCGTGGATCAGAATTTCTTGCGCGATGTCGGCGAGGCGCTGCTGCTCTTCAACATCAAGCGTGGCTGGACCGTACCCCTGCACACCGCATACGGCTTACGCATCGAGGACTGCAATCGCCCTCTCATCAAGCGCCCTGAGTGGAATGGCGAAGGCCTGCCACCCGTTGGCACAGTATGCGAGTTCGCCGGATTTAACCCGGAAGAAACCTTGCCGTCTGATCCGATCATTGGTGATCGTGTGACGGTAATCGCTCACTTCAAAAGCGGCTCAATAGATGTCGCGGCGTTCACCTTCTTCGTCCCGCCTGAGTTCGAGTATCTGCAGGTCGCTCAAGGCGCATATGGCTGCTTCCGCCCCATCCGCACACCCGAGCAGATTGCGGCGGAAGAGCGCAGCAAAAGCATTGCTGAGATCGTCAAGCTCGTGGGGTGGGAGTATGGCGTGGTCGGTTCAGATGAAGCTGCTGCGCGGATCTACGACGCTGGCTACCGCAAGCAGGAGGCATCATGACCACGCCCGTCTTCCCGTCGCTTATCGACGACCAGGTCGCCGAGGTTGCCGAGGCCGTCCCCGGCGACCGAATCCTGATGGTGTTCAAGGGCCTGACCATGGCAGACGCCATGAACCAGGCGCGCATGGCTCACATCGAGAACCCGGAAGCCTGGTCGGGCCGCGCTTACCTTTGCGGCATCTGCACCTTGGCCTACGAGGTTCGGACATGAAGCTGGTTGGCTGGAGGTCAGGAAACCCTGACAACGACCGAGTTGTTCAAGCATTGCGCCAGCTCAATAACGGCTCCCGTGTTCGCTGGAAATGCCGTTTCCATTCTTTCGAAGGTCGTTGGGCAACGCATGACGGCGTGTACATCGGTGGGGTTCTTGGTTGGAGAGAACTGAAATGACCAGCTACCAGCGTGCACGCCGTATCGCCACCTGGCGCGGCAGCTTCATCGCCCTCACCTTCTGCACCGGCTGGCTGCTCCTGAGCGCTCTGGCCGGCAACATCACTTCCTGATTCAACGCACCCGAGCCCGGCGGGCCCTTAGGGGATAACCGGACCTACCCGGAGCGTAAGCGGCGAGAGCGCGCAACCATCCACCGCAGCCAGGGCCTGGAGCGTACCTCCGTGCCTGGGTGACCTGGCATTTCCCCTTTCAACTGACGGCGCCGGCCTGGCGCGAGGTTTTCTAATGTCCGCAGAACAGAAACTGATCGCGATCGAAGAGATCAGCGAGGAGAACGCCCCGGCCATCTACGTGGCCGGCGGCCTGAAGCAATTTATCGACCTGGTGAAGGCCGAGGTTGAAGGTGAGGTACCCGATCTGACCACCCGCAAGGGCCGTGAGCGCATCGCCAGCCTTGCCGCGAAGGTCAGCAAGTCGAAGACGGCCGTCGAGAAGCCCGGCCGCGACTACCTGCGCCGGCTCAAGGAAATGCCGAAGGTGGTCGAAGCTGAACTGCGCGAGTTCGTGACCAAAATGGACGCGCTGCGGGACGAGACGCGCCGGCCACTCACCGAGTGGGAGCAGGCCGAGGCCGAGCGAGTTAAAGGGCATGAGATGCGGATGCTTGGCCTTCGCGCCGAAGCTTCAGATCTTGGTTCCCTAAACACCGAGGAACTGCTGAGCAGCATCGCCAGGGTCGAAAGCGTGGCTTTGGACGACTCCTGGGAAGAGTTCGCCGCCGAGGCTGGCCAGGTGAAAGACCAGGTGCTGGCTGCGCTGCGTGAAGCTTTGGCCGCGCGGCAGAAGTATGAAGCAGAACAGGCCGAACTAGCCCGCCTGCGCCGCGAAGCAGAAGAACGCGCCGAGCAGGACCGCATCAGGCTGGCACAAGAGGCCGCGGTCGAGGCCGAGCGGCAGCGCGTGGCCCAGCAGCAACAAGCAGAACGCGAAGCGGCAGCCCGTCGTGAACAGGAACTGCTTGACCAGGCCGCTGCGCAAGAGCGCGAAGCCGAGAATCAGCGCCTCCAGCTCAAGTTGCAGGCCGAGCAAGCCGAGCGCGCCCGAATCCAGGCTGAAGCCGACCGCGTTGCCACCGAGCAACGGATGGAGCAGGAGCGCCAAGACGCCGCACGCCGGCAAGAGGAAGCAGCCGAGCAGGCCCGCCAGGAAGAACGCCGTCGGGCCGATGCCGCTGCCGCCGAGATCCTTCGCCAGCAAGAAGCACGCGAGGCCGACAAGGCGCACCGGGCGAGCATCAACCGCGCCGCCCTGGAAGCCTTCATGGCCGAGGGCATGCCAGAAGCTTGCGCCAAGCAAGCGGTCACCCTGATCGCCCAGCGCAAGATCCCGAACATCGCCATTTCCTACTGAGGTCGCCATGAGCCAGGCAGTAGCCATCATCTCGCAGGACATTTACGCGCAGCGGAACCAGTTCGCCAATGTGCTGACTGACCGCTCGCTGAACTTCGAGCGCGAGGCCGAATTCGCCATCCAGGTGATCACCTCGAGCGAGTACGCCACCAAGGTGGCAATGCAGAACAGGCAGTCGGTGGCCAACGCGATCACCAACATCGCCGCAATCGGCATCAGCCTGAACCCGGCCAAGAAACAGGCCTACCTGGTACCTCGAGACGGCCGCATCTGCTTGGACATCAGCTACATCGGCTTGATGGACCTGGCCATGTCGACCGGCGCAATCCGCTGGGCCCAGGCTGAACTGGTCTACGCCGCAGACGCTTTCAGCCTGAACGGCTTCGACAAACCGCCGACCCATTCCTACAACCCGTTCGCCAAGGATCGCGGCGAGGTTATCGGCGTGTACGTGGTGGTCAAGACAGCCGACGGCGACTACCTGACCGAAACGATGAGCATAGAGGATGTGAACGCCATCCGGGACAGGTCCAGCGCTTGGAAGGCTTGGGTCAGCAAGAACAAATCCTGCCCATGGGTCACCGACCCGGGCGAGATGGCCAAGAAGACCGTAGTGAAGCGCGGTTACAAGTACTGGCCGAAGACTGAGCGCCTGGAGCAGGCGATTCACCATTTGAACACGGACGGTGGTGAGGGTCTGGCCAGCCTGGCTGGCTCGGCACCCACCGACCCCGAGATGGTGAACAACTGGATTGCACTGGCACAGAAGGCCGGCAGCCTAGAAGCACTGACCGATGTGTATCAGCAGGGAACCGCAGCCATGAAGCAGGCAAAGGATGCAACCGGACACGCTCGCTTCAAGGCCGAGGTCACCAAGCGCGCCGACGCCATCAAGGCAGAGGCGGCGCCCATCGAAGGCGAATCTGAGGAGGTGTTAGATGGAGCAGCGTAGCGCTGAATGGTTCGCGGCACGCCTTGGGTGTGTGACCGCCAGCCGGGTGAAAGACGTTATGGCAAGCGGCCGAGGTGGCGCGCCATCTGCGACCCGCAAGAACTACATGATGGAGCTGCTGTGCGAGCGCCTCACCGGCCAGCAAAGCGGACCTGACCTGTCCAACAAGCCTGCCGTGCAGCGCGGCGTCGAGCTTGAGCCGTTTGCCTGCATGGCCTACGAGGCCGACAAAGGCCTGATGGTGGTCGAAACCGGCCTGGTCATGCATCCGACAATTGCTGGCTTTGGTGCGTCACCGGATGGTTTGGTAGGCGACGATGGCGTGCTGGAGATCAAGTGCCCAAACACTGCGACCCACATCGCCACCATGCAATCTGAGCGTCACGACCCGCAGTACGAGTGGCAAATGCTGGCCCAGATGGCCTGCACCGGCAGGGCCTGGGCAGACTTCGTCAGCTACGACGACCGCTTGCCAGAACCGCTTCAGTACGTTTGCCACCGCTTTGAGCGCGACTTCAAGCGCATCCGCGAGATGGAGTCAGAGATCAAGGTGTTTCTGGAAGAGCTCAGCGACCTGGAAAAGGAGATGCGCGAGCGAATGAAGGAGGCAGCATGAACCAATCAATCGACCTGGAGGCCGCAAAAGCGGCCTTCTTCGCATCTGGCGGCCAGCTTGTGGTGCTGGAGGGCTTCACCTACCGCCCGCTACCGCAGCGCAAGCATCCTGAGCCGAAACCAAAGAGGCTTAAGCCGGCGTCTCCCGCAAAGGAACACCCTCAACAGACACGTGCCAAGGCTCGCGCTGCACAGGTATCCGAGCTTGCCAAGACCATGACCTGTGGCGAGGTGGCTGAGCTCCTCGGAGAAACCAAGACCGCTCTATGGGGTGTCGCAGCGAGGGGAGGATTCAGGTTCTTCAGTCCGCCGAAACCGACCAGACCGGAGAAGGTAAAGGCCGAGCCGAGTCAGGAAGATCGCGACCTCGCCGACAAGATCATAGCCCTGCGTGATTCCGGCATGTCCCGGTGGGGCGTGACACTGGAGCTAGGCATTGGAAACTGCAGATTCGCCCGCATCCTCGCTGCGTTCGACATCGACTTCCCGCTCCAGCGGAATCGGGGGTAGGCCATGATCGCCACCATGTCTCAGCCTGTGCCCGCTGTGAAGTACGCGGCGGCCATGGCCAGGTCCACTGGTCAGCCTTGGGGCGTATACCGAGGAAACAAGCGTCTACTGGTGGTTATGCCGTCTGGCTCGACGAAGAAAACGCCCATTGAGGTGTGCCACCCATGAGACGCATCCAGAAGCTCGCGCAGCAGCGTCGCCGCCAGCTGCATTTACACATCCCGCCCAGCGGAATCAAGGAGGTGCCGTATGGCGATGTCTCAGCAGGAGCGCGACGAGAAACGCCGCGCCAAGGCCGAGCGCCTGCAGGAAGAAGACCTGCGCTTGAAGGTTCGACCTGGGACTAAACAGGCCCTGCTGGAACTGATGGAGTGGGCCGGAATCGAGGAACAGGGCGAGGCGATGACGCTTATGATTCATCACATCGAAGCGCTCGGGCATCACGCACTGTTCCGAATCGCGCGCCACGAAATCGAGGCTCACCGATCTGTGGCGCGCAGTGAGGTGCTACGCCTGAACGCTCGTCGTCGCACCTCCCAGCACCTGGCCGCGATCTGCGGCTGGGCAGATCTCAACCCAGGCCCAATGATGGAAGCGCTGATCCACAGTGTCCACGCACTGGGCGAGAGGCACGGGGCGAAGTTCATAACCCCGCCCCGCCATGAAATCAGCATATCCCCCCGCCTGGCCCTGGCCTTCGACCGGAAGAGCATGCTGATCATCCAGCAGGACCCTGGCGATGAGGTAATTACCCCTTCATGTTGTTGATGAACCGCTGCCCTGCTTCGATGGCTGCAGCTTTCACTTCTGCGTAGGTGGCATAGGTCTTGTCATGGAAGTCACGCCATGGAAGATCATCCACCTTAATTTTGAAAGTGAATCCATTTGGGTGCTCGGTAAACCATACGGTGTACTCGGAATCGCCGTACTCGGTAGTGAAAATGTCCGAATTATCCATTACGCCTCCATGATCCGGCCCCATGCCGGTCACCCGTAATACCCCATCCCAAACCAAATTGCCACCATGCCGCATCCGGCCACGGAGGGCGGCGCATGCCCAGGAAAAAGTCATGAACGACGAACAACGCCACCAGGAATGGATCGCCCAGCGCAAAGCCGAAGAAGCGAAGCGCCGGGAGCGCGCCGCCGAATGCCTGAAGGACCACGAATACACCGTGCTGGCTGACACCGATCAGTTGAAAGCCTGGCGGTGCAAAGCGCCACGCACCACCTGCTACGCCTTCGACATCCTCATCACCCGCTTCGGCATCGCCACGATCGGTGATATCGACGGTCTGACCTTCAACGTCGGCCTGTCCTACGGCATCGAGTTCCTGGCTGGTGACGACATCGGCTACTACATCCACTCGAAGCTCGAAGAGCATTGCCGCGAGCGCGAGTTCGACGAGGATGCTTTCCGCGCAGCATTGGTTACCGGCGTCTGCAGCCAGATCTGTGAAAACACCGATGACGACGAGCTGTACGCCGCCCTGCCCGAGTGGATGCGGAATGACGGCGGTGTAGGTGAAGCAGGCAGGTGGGATGAGTTGCGGAGCTTGGTCAAGGATCGGCTCGCAGCAATCGAATACGGCGAAGACGGGCATGACTTCTGGAATTCTCTGAATGATCGCCTGTACGAAGCCGACCACATCGAATGCGTCGAACAGGCCAGCATGCTCATGAGCGAGCACCACGAAGTGCTTGGCTTGGGCTGCGACTACTGGGAGATCACTATCGACAAGCCGCGCGACAGCTTGATCAATCGGCTGTACCTGATCAACCACGCCGCCAAGGCGATCGTCGCTCAGCTGGCCGAAGCGAAAGCCGCCTGACCGTCCTTCGCTGCCCGCCAGCCTCAGTCGACTGAGCGGGCGTCAACACAAGTTGCAACGCATTCGACGATCGCCGTGAAGCTACCAGTGAAGCTGTGCCGCAGCTCTCGCGGCATGTCGTAGGAAAAGTGGATCAGCCAGGAACCGTCGCCCAATAGCACAGCCTCCTGACGGTACTTATCAACCTGATCCTCATCAATTCCGAGAACTGCTGCGACTTCCTGGTTTGTTGGCTCGCGGTCCATCGGGGATTCAACTCGCTGGTCTGGAATCACAACCAATAGACCAAACGACATCAAATTGCCACTAATAAACGCCTCCCCGGCGAGGGCGGCGCCTGCCTGGAGATCATCATGAGCACATTCGCAGTGTTCGGCATGACCCGTGATGTAGCGCTGGCCGAGGCCAAAAAGCGCGTCAAAACCAACAAGCCTGGCAAGCCGGGCGGCCCCTCAATTCAGCTGACGCCTGCGCAGTGGGAGGAGGCGGTCGCCAAGTACGTCGACAAGCTCATGAGCGGCGAGAAGGTGAAGCAGCTCAGCAACATGTTCGACGCCCCCCAGTACGCCCAGCAGTTCATGGATCTGGCCAAGCGCTCTGGCGATTGCCGGGATCTGCGCATACGAGCCCGCTGCGCGATGACTGACGCGAAGGGCAAGCCCATCCTGAACCCCAAGACCAAGATGCCGCGAATCGGCTGGACCGAATGGCAGCCGGAGCCGAAAGCAGCATGAAGCGAGATATCCCCATGCCCACAGAAAACCGATCCAGCACCATCGAGCAGCATGACCATATCGAGGGGATCCTCGGTATGGTCAGCGTGCCCGAAGGCTACATGCTGGTAGAGCGCAGCATCTGGACCGAAAAGCAGGTCGACGCTGCTACAGCGTGCATCACTCGCCTGAAGGGCGTTCCGACCATGACTGACCGAGCCCTAGCCATGGCAGCGATTGATGCTGCCCAGTGCACCGCGCCGGATATCGCGCTATCCGATCTACTGCCTGCCCCGCAGCCCCAGCCCGAGCCTATAGCCTGGATGGTTGGTACTGCCATCTGGTGGACCAAATAAGAGGCAGAGCGGGATGCGGCAGAGACTTGGCTGCCGATTGTGGGCCTGGGGCCGATGTCCGGCGTAGCGCCTTCCGAGCAGAACCAGGGCGAGCCGTATGGCTGGGCTCACGACGACGGCAAGGAGTTCACCACTCATGCCGATCATGCGAGCGACTTGCAGAGAGAGGGCATTCAGATGCTACCGCTCTACACCCACGTCGATCTTGGCGAGGTTGAGCGGCTGCGCACCGTCATAGAGCAGCAGAGGAGCTTGATCGCATCGCTGCGCGAAGAACTAGTCGAGTCGCGCAGTATCGACGCCCGCGCAGAGCCGGGCCCGACGATCTGGGACTGTCGACCTTGCCAGCTGGAGCAGCCAACGGCCCGTCCGTGCGATGTCTGCGGCGGCAAGACCGAACTGGCCGGCGCCAAGCCCTGACCGGAGCACATTTGTACTCCACCCAGCTATAACCCCTCGCCCATCTATTTAGAGCAGGCCGCGCGCTTGTCCGTTGCAGCTAGGCCCTCGGTAGCGATGCGGCGAGCGCGCCCCACGCCCCAGGCCAGTGCTCTGGTCATCGACTCGCCTGGGCGGGAGTCGAAAGCCTCTTCGTGAAGCGCAGTGCCAGCCGGCGCATACACGCCGATAAACATTTGCGTGTCACCCGTGCGCGAGAGCCTCACCTGGACATCGATAAACGAGCCGTCATCGAGAGTTTCGTCGTGCTCCCGGTGGTGGAGCGTTGGGTCTGCCCACTGCCAATAAATGTCTCCGCGAATCCGCATGTCGTCCTCCTACGACTTCAGCTGTATGCATTTATCCACCATAGCCAAACCGAAGCGGCTCGCAACCGCACCTGGCTGATTTGTGATCCGAATCAGACTATTGGCAAGTACCGCTTTTTCTAAACCCCCTTCCCTCTATTCACTGCCGCGATATGGCGGCCAAGGAATCCCCGTGCGCGAAGAAAAAGTTGTGATGTACGAATCCCCCGAAGCCGCCAGTATCCAGACCGTTACCGGCTGGGTTGACCCTTCCGGCCGGTTCTGGGGCAAGGACGAGCACATGGCGCGCTACTGCGGGTCAACCCACCGGCACTGCGAGAGCAACCCAGAGCACCCCATTCATGCCACGAACGGGTGGTGTGAAGTCTGTAGGGCAGAAAGCCGGGCAGCGAAGTTCGAAGCCATGCCAAAGCGCGCATGGGCCGGCGAAGCGATCACTGAATACGACGGAGACCGGTACTTCTTCGACGAGGAGGAGCTGCGCGACTACCTGATCGATCATGAGATCGACCTGTCCGACCTGAGGCTGGTCTTCTGCACGCCGAACTACCCCAGCGAGATCGATCCAAGCGACCATTTCTGTGATGACTTGCCAGAAGATGGCGAGATCAACGACGACCAGCTGCTTGCTGCGTTCGAGCTGCTCAACGAGATGATCCGTAATTGCCCGCCATTGTCTTGGTCGCCAGGTCATGAGGCGGTCGAGTTGTCTCAGGCCTTCATCGACATGGTTGCCCATGAGCGCTTGGAGGCCCAGGCATGACCCGCCTCGCCCTCTGCCTCCTGCTGCTGGCCACCGGCGCCAGCGCAACCGAGAACGTCATCAACGTGCAGCACGACAGCCAGCGCGGCGTCACCTGCCACTTGCTCAACGGGGTTGGCATCAGCTGCATCCCCGACAGCCAGCTACAGGCCAGCAACGAGCGCCAGCTCTCCCCGCACGAAACCCAACCCGAACCTACACCCGCTCTGGCGCCTGGGCGCTGGATTGATGAGAGGTATCAGCTGTGATGGAAGCCAAAAAGATGCGCCAGCACCTGCTGGTCGACGAAAGCGCACTGCTCGACCTTGCAAGCAGCGCATGCCAGGAAGCCTTGGCGTTCGGGGTAAACGAACATGCGTTTGAACGCCTGGCCAGAGCCGTGGAGTACAAGTGCCAGGGCGGCGCTACCGTTGCGGGCCTAGCTGTCTTGGCCGAGCGCAAGCGCCAGACCGAAGCGGAGGGTTGGACGGCGGAGCATGACGATCAGTACGACAGCCTTGAGCTGGTCGATGCCGCCACCTGCTATGCGATCGCGCCCCCGTGGCTGGATATCTGGGACGACGAAAAGCAGGCCATGAAAAAGTGGCAGCCAACTTGCCCGCCGTCCTGGCCATGGGCGCTCAGCTGGTGGAAGCCTCGCAGCAGAAGGGAGAACCTGATCCGAGCCGGCGCACTGATACTCGCCGAAATCGAGCGCATCGACCGCGCGGTTGCCAGGCGGGAGGCGCCATGACCGACCTGATCGAAGTGAAGACGGCAGAACTTGCCGGCGAGGCGCTGGGATGGGCCGTGGGCAAGGCGGAAGGCCTGGACGTGTTCCTGGCACCGCCAGAGTACGGCAACCCTTGGCGCGTGTTTGCCCGGTACCGCGCCACGGTGACCGAGTACACCAAGCGCTACAACCCGTGGGAAGACTGGGCGCTGGGCGGGCCACTGGCTGTGAAGTATCAAGTGTCGCTCATCCCGGAAGCCCATGAAGGGCCCGAGGGCACTGAGATGTCGGAGCGCTGGCGGGCCAGCGTTTACTACAAGGCAGGCGAGCACTACGGCACGGACTATTGCGACACCGCCCTGATTGCTGCGAGCCAGGCAGTAGTCGCCAGTGCATTCGGCGATACCGTCCAGGTACCGAAGGAGCTGATGCCATGATCGCCCTCGCCTACATGGCCTACCTGGTCTACAGGGGGCCGCGATGAGCAAGAACTGTAACACCTGCAAATGGCTGGAGTGGGTTGACGGCGAAAGCGAGTCGGACACCGGCTTCACGTGCAACAAGCGTCATCAGCAGATGTGGGCCGACGGCCGCGAGCAAGAACTGCTCGACAACCTGGAGCGCGACGATTACCGCGCGCGCTACAAGCGCTGCTTCGAACCAGAAGCCTAACCCCTTCCCCTACTACTCAAGCCCGCCGACATGCGCGGGCGAGGATGAACTGTGTCCGATATCACAGTGAAGTGCTCCCGGTGCCGAAACCAGCACAAGGAGAGCGAGCGCGTGCTTGCGCCCTGCAAGTGGCTCAAAGGCGCCAGCACCATGGTGTGCCCGCGCTGCAAGTGCATCAGCTACTACATCGTCAGCCCTGCACCAGCAGCCTGACCACCAACCTGCCGCCACCGGCGGCGTGGAGACACCAATGCTCGAAAACATCGAGGTGGTGCGCATCAAGCGCTTCGCCGCAAACACGGCTGGGCGCGATTTCGCGGTCGGCGATGTTCACGGTCACTTCACCCGGCTGCAGGCCGCCTTGGACGCAGCCGGCTTTAACCCGGAAGTTGACCGGCTGTTCAGCGTTGGCGACCTGGTAGACCGTGGGCCCGAATGCCGCGACGTGCTCAACTGGCTGGCCAAGCCATGGTTCCACCCGGTGCGCGGCAACCACGACGACTACGTATGCCGGTTCGACACCTGCGACACAGAGAACTGGGTCTACAACGGCGGCAGCTGGTTCGCCGGCCTGGCCTGGGATGAGCAGCGCGAGTTCGCCGCCCAGTTCCGCGAACTGCCTATCGCCATTGAGGTGGAGACGCCAGGTGGACTGGTCGGTGTCGTGCACGCCGACTGCCCATTCCCGTCCTGGGATCAGCTTCGGGCCGCACTTGAGGCGCCAGAAACGGCCAAGCAGCTGAAGCTGACGCAAAACACCTGTATGTGGTCGCGCAGCCGCATTGAGCTTGGCGAGACCGAAGGAGTGCACGGCCTACGGGCGCTGGTGGTCGGCCACACCCCACTGCACAAGCCGGCGGCGCTCGGCAACGTCATCCACATCGACACCATGGGCTGGCGGCCGCAGGACGGCGGGTACTTCACCCTGCTCGACCTGGCCACGCTCGAAACCATCCCGCCAACACCCGAAAATCTCAGCTGGGACTGAGCCAGGAGACATCCATGCCAGTGATCACCGTCAAAACCACCATCACCACCAGGTTCGAGATCCCCGAGGGCCTGACCATCGAAATGATCCGCCACCAGGCCATGCCGGTCCTGTCCGAAGACGAGCAAGGCACAGATGAGGTTGGCAGCTTGCAGGATACAGCCTTGAACATGGTGTTCCTGGGTGATGCCGAAGCCCAGTCTCGCACTGTCGAGCACTCCATCGTTGAAGGCGGAGACCATCCATGAACCTGATCGACTGCTACGTCACGAAGATCCTCGGCGAGCCGTACCGCAAGTTCGGCTACTGGTGGGTTGATGTCGAGTACGAATCGGAAGGCCGCGCTGGCACAACAAAACTGATGTTTGGAACCCGGAAATCTGCTCGCGAGGCGAAGGCAGGATTCCAATTCTTGGCCTGAGGACGAGACATGATCACCCCATTCAAGGCCTACACCCTGGGCGAGGACTTCGCCGTCAGGGAGGTCACCATCGTGCGCAAAGGTCTGTTCTGCACGGACAGCAAAGGCGTGAAGCACCCGAAGCCAAAGCTGTTCACCAGCCCCAAGGCTGCGCAGGACAAAGCCAGGAAGTGGCTGGCTGACCGAGAGGTGCAGCTTGCCAAAGAAAACGCGTTGCACGAGCAGCGGAAGAAGATTGTCGAATCCTACTGATCACCGCCGGGTACGGCAGGAGCCCTATATGGAACCAGAAATCATCCACATCCCGGAGCTGGCCAAGATCCTCGGCAGGTCAGAATCGGCCATCCGCAGCGCGCGCCAGGCCGGCGCCGCCTGGCTGCCACCATTTTTCAAGCAAGGCGCCAGGGTTTGCTGGAGGGTCAGTACTGTCCGTCAGTTCCTGCAGGAGTACGAAAGCGGCCTGCACGCGCCGGCCCGGCCCGGGCGAAAGCGTCAACCACCACCCACGTTGGCCAGCGTGCGCTAGCCCAGCTTGTCGGCCAGGGTGTCGGGGCACAGATGCGTGTATCGCTTGAGCATGCTCAAGGACTTGTGCCCCGTGATTGCGCTCACTTCCATCATGGACAGCCCCTTTTCGAACAACCTGGACGTGCCCTCATGCCGCAGGTCGTGAAAATGCAAGTCGCCAACATTGGCTGCTCTGCACGCGCGGGTGAAGTACTGACTCACCGAATGCGGCGCCAACGAGAACACCTTGCCATCCATACGGGCTGGAAGCGACTCGAGCAGCTGCCGGGCACGAACCGATAGCGGAACGAGGCGCCGGCTACCGTTCTTGGTGTCTTCCAAGATCGCGTGCTTCGGCTTCACGTTCTCCCGGCGGAGCGTCAGCAGCTCACTACGACGCATTGCCGTTTCAACCGCGATACCGATGATCGCCGGCATCTCAGCGTGAATATCGCCTGCCGCCTTGATCACATCCTTCAGCTCTTGGGCACTGGGCCGCCGATCGCGAGACTTCGCGCCCTTCGGCATCCTCAGCTTCGCCACCGGGTTGCTCAGCCCCTCAATACCCCAGTCCTTGATGGCCACCGTATAAAGGTGGCTGATCACCGCCAGGTCGAGCTTGACCGTTGCGGTGGACTTCCCTTCCTTGAGCTCCTCATCCCTGTATGCAGCCATATCGCTTGACCGGATCGCGGCCAGGCCCTTATTCGCCAGCTTGTTCAGCTTCCACCTGTTGATGCGGGTCTGCTCTTGCTTGGCTCCCTTCTTCATCGAAGTCACCTCCCGCGAGTATCGGTCGAGCGCTTCCTTCAGCGTGGTGCTCTCCGCCTCTCGCATGTCGACGAACCGCGCGCGCGACATGTCGCCCTCGATCTCGGCCGCCCAGCGCTGGGCCTCTGCCTTGGTGTCGAAGGTCGCGGATAGAGTGGGATATCCTTTTCGGCGGATCTTGGTCCGCCATGCCCCGTTGGGGCGCTGCTCGATAGTGGCCATGCACCGGATTTTGCCGGGGACACCGGGGACATGCAA